ATGGCGGAAACGCCTAAGTGTGATACCGCATGTGAGGTATCTCACTCCCTCTAGGGGGTGTGTCGCCTTGATATTGTCGGGGCGATATGGTAAATTATCACTAATGAAAAACCTAACGAAAGAAGGAAAGAAAATGAATAACCTAAAGATAACCTACTCAATGTGGGACGGGGCTCAACTACTAGGCGTAGATTTTACCGCTAATAGCGCAGATGAAATGCTTAAGGTAGTAAGCGAACTACAAAAAGTTTCTAAAAATGTTGTAGCGCATATGCGAAAGGTGGAAAAAAACTAATGATGACTAAATGGGATACTATTCAGGCAGACATAGCAGACGCTTATGTCTATCTTGATGAAGAAGAAGCGTTAGAAAAAATAAACGCAGAAGCGGTTAGCGATAGCGATATCGTTAGCCTTGATGAAATAATCGAGAAAGAATTAACATTAGATTGGGAGGCATACGAATAATGGAGTTTTACGCAGATTTGGAATACATAAGTTTTTATGTAAGTAATTTATATCCTAGCGGTATCGCAATAGAGATACCAACATGGGTGCTAGTAGGCACAATATCTCTATGGTATAGCATTAGATTACTTAGGAGAGATAAGTAAATGGCTAATCCTAGCGGATTTTATACCTGCCCTAAATGTGGCAGGTTAAACGTTGGCGCATATACTAAATGCGTATGTGAGCAACCTCACAAAGAATAGACGGCGTGTCGGCTTGACAAAATCGAGTCGATCCCCCACATAGCTACGGGGTCGGGCGTGTCGTTATGAAGTCGTTATAAAACACCCTGGATTTTGTGGATAACTTTCGGGCGTGTCGTGGCGTGTCGGGCGTGTCGTCCACAGCCATAATGTGATTAAGAACACACAGTTTGAGCGTCTCATTATTTGGAATTACTGGAAAGTAATATGCAAAATGTCGGTGGGCTAGAGTATAATATCCACTATAAACAAAACGAAAGGAAGTGGCTAACAATGGCTAACTTATACACAATAGAAGATTTACTAATTGGAAAATCTTATCGCTCTAAATCTATCTCTGACGGAAAAATTATTTCCGCAGAAAAATCTAAAGACGCTCTCTGGTATGGCGAAAATACCGAAGCGTATTTCGTAGAAATACAAGAAGGTCGTTCGCTCCGTAATACTTATCGCACAGTAGCGGTTAAGGTAGGTGACTAATATGGGATACATAGAAGTATTCACAATGAATTCTGAGGGTGCGGGGTGGCTTGACCTCTCCGATATTCCCGCCGAAACTTTATTGGAATTGGAAATCGGATTATTTCAGGAAGGTGCGCTCTAGGGCGTGTCTATCCCGAAATTGTCGGTGGCTTAGGCTATAATTACAATTAACAACAACGAAAGGAAAACTAAAATGGGAAATATCCTAGATGAACTAAAAGACTTAATCGCAATTCCTTGTGATGAGTGTGATGGTGCTGGCTTTATATTCTTTGGTAATGAAAAGAATTATGATGTGGAAAGTTGCGACTGTGTAAATGATGAGGAGTTAATCTAATGTATAGACTAGATACTTACTATGACGGCAATTTGGAATACACACATAAGTTTGCTGACGCATTACAAGCGTTTGAGGCTTTCGCAAAATGCTATGATGTTGGGTTTGCTAAAGAATTAGCAACCTATAATTTATCTTTGCCAACGGGCAAAATGTATACTAAAAACTTTAATAGAATTGGTTTGGTATCCGCAAAATGATGACTAGAAAAGATTATATTGCTACTGCTGAAATATTAAAATATATTAGCGATAAAACTCACCCTGCCGTATTCTCTAAAACTGTTCACGATTTCGCAGAAATGTTTGCGAAAGATAACGAACGATTTGATGTAAGCAGATTTCACAAGGCAAGTGGTTATCGTGTTCCTAATTTTAATTCACGATAATGAAATTTAAAATTAGTAGAAGCGGTAAAGTAAAACGCATTCAGGAATTGCGTCGCAGTAATGCGGCGCAACCTGTTCGCAATAAAAAAAAATACTTTAGAAAATTAAAACATAAAAAATCTGATCTAATATAATCTCGGGCGTGTCGCAGCTTGCAACGCAGTCGGGCGTGTCGCCCGCATAGCTGCGGGGTCGGGCGTGTCGTTAAGGGTGTGATTAAAAACACCCTGAAAACTTGCGTGTTTTGTAGTAAATGTCAGTCAGCCCTGATATACTATCAATTCACCCAACGAAAGGTCAACTAATGAACGATATTAACTCATGCTATTGCACTAACTATTCTATTTGCACAATTTGTGTTAAAGGTTATACAACTGACGGCGCAGCTGTCTATGATCGAGATCTAGCACGAGATTGGGCTATGTCACGCATGGCCGATGCAGAAATGGGGGATTTATAATGTCAGACCTAACCGATATAATTGCCCCTATGGTAAAATTAAAAAGATCAAATGATAGAAAGGTAACTAATCTTGTCACAAAAAATGGAAAACAATCCGCAATTGCGAACACGTTCGGTCTCCCTGCTGGAAAGGCTTACTCATGCCCTGGTGCCACTAGTATTTGTGAGAGTGTTTGCTACGCAGGAAAACTTGAAAAAGTCTACAAAGGAGTAAGAGCCGTACTCTTGCACAATTGGGAATTACTCCGCAATGCGGATGAGCCTACTATGGTTGACCTAATTGAAAACATGATCATAGACTTTAAAAAAGACTGCGATAAAAAGAATGCTGAAAAATTATTCCGTATCCACTGGGACGGAGATTTTTTTAACGATACCTATACACGTGCATGGCAATATGTGATCTTAAATAATACCGATATTCAATTTTGGGTATATACACGAGTTAAGTCTGCAGCGCTTATGCTAAACAATATATCTAATCTATCACTGTACTATTCAACGGATGATGATAATAAAGAAATTGCATTTGACTTAAAAACTAATTCTAAAATTCGTCTTGCTTATCTAGGGAAAACATTCTCTGCTACCGAAAACACAATGAAAGAATTAACGGGTAAGCCTGGCGCTAAATGTCCTGAGAATATGAAAAGTATTCCATTAATCTCTAGCAATGGGTCCGCTTGTGTATCTTGTGGCTTGTGTGTTTATGGTAAAGCGGATATTAGATTTTCTGCGAGTAAAAAATAATGTATGAGGTTATTGGTGCTATTGGAGGATCACTAGTAATGCTTATATCTATCCTGCCAATTTTATTAGCTGCATATGTAATGACTAAGCTGTAACGGCGTGTCGACTTGACAAAATCGATCTCGCCCGCATACATGCGGGGTTATCCACAGGGTTATGAGGGTTATCCACAACCCCTGGAATTGTGAGTATTATCACAAAAGCTGAGACACGCCCATAATAGATTAGGTAATGTCGGTAGGTAATGGTAAAATACTCTTATCCAACAACGAAAGGTAGAAAATGAAAACAGTAGAACACTCCCTTAGATTTATTACAGAGTTAGATGAAACTAATCCAACCGCACAACAATTACTATCATTAGATAAAGATATGCAGGCACTATTACTAGAAGGCATGCTACACACTTTACTCGTTCCCGATATTATGCCACTTATAGATAATCTAAACGCAGGCAACTCTTACGCAATACTAAAGGTTGTAAAATAATGTTAGCAACTGCCATCGGAATACTTGACGCAACCCAAGATAGCATATTTGATGATGAGATTATGGGATTAGCGGGGGAACTACACGAACGCAGAAATGAACTATCAGATGAAACTTTTGCTAAATATCTATTCATGTATTCCACAGCCCTATCTAGCAAGGTAGCAGACCTCGTAACTAAAGTATGTTTAAGTAAAGAGGAAATGTCGGTGCTATGCGCTACAATAGACGAAATGGACGACCTATCAGAAACTATACTAGAGGAGAACGAATAAATGGGAAGCATAACAGCACTAGGAATACAGGACAGCGTGTTAGACCTAGAAACACAATTACTCTATCACTTAAAGGGTAATCATTATCCACCCGTTCCCGCTGAAATGGTAAAGCCTTGCATAGATGCTATTGACGCATACTATGATGAGGATTTTGATCGAGAAATTGATATGCCTAAAGTAAATGATTTTCAGATTACTTATAAAGGAAAACTTACAGCACCCGCAAGGGCTATCGTTGAGCAACACCACTTAGAGTTTTGGCTACCCGAAAGTGATTAGCATCACACGCTGATATTCTCAAATACTGAGATAGGGCTAGACTAATGTCAGACCCCAATGCTACAATACAACCTAACAAAGAAAAGAGGCAAAATGACAATAGAAGGAAAACTCTATCAGGTTGGTGATTTATTCACCACTCTAAAGTCAAAAAAGACAGGTGTTATCAAAGAGATACACCCACAGGCATCTGGCTCGGTGCGTGTGCTACTAGAAATGCCAACGAAAGAAACTCGTTGGACTTCAGTATCCGCTAAAACGCTACTGGGCTAGTAATTTAGGGCAGGGGGGTCGTCAGACCCCCCTGCTATAATACTCATACCAACAACCAACCAACGAAAGGTAATACAAATGGCAAGAGGCAAAGCAATACAGGTAAAAATCGCAACAACTAAGGTTATCAAAGCCTTAGAAGTAAGATTAGCCAAACTAGAGGCTGATTACACATCACAAGAGGAAAAAGAAGCAAAGTATCAGAAGCAGTTAGAAAAGTGGCGTAAAGAAATTGGCAAGTGGGCTATTGCTAATTTTGCTAAATCAGAAAACTTACGCACCAACTATCGCAACTGGAACAAAACTCTCAATGTTGATTTTGATATAATTATTGACGAGAAAGATTTTCCTGCTGAGCCAACTAAGGACTACGAGCAACTCCACTCACACACTTATCGTGAGATGAAAGATGAGATGGAAAATGCTATCCGTATTCTTAAAATGACCGATGAGGAAGTAGTTAGCGCAAGCACATACAACGCTATTGCTCGTTATCTCTAATTAGATAAACATAAGGGCGGGTGCGTGGGTTATAGACAACACCCGCCCCTTATGGTAAAATTATTATCCCTACTAACAAAGGAAGCAAATGCGTTTCAAAATAGAAATGTATGATGAAGTAAAAGCAAATGATTTAACAATTTATTCAGATGAAGGCTATGATAACGAAAGCTTAAAAGAACTCGTGTTCTCAAACTTAAAACGATTTGATGGAAATGTTAAAGCGTTTGTGTATGATCAACAAAACAAAAAGAAAACTTCTGCGGCATTCTTTCCTATGGAAACAGTTAATTACGTAAAGTCTATCTGTAAATAATATTAGGGCGGAAATCTCCCCGCCCTATTTCCCAATCTGGCCCGCAATAGCTGAGGGGTTATCCACAGTTTTAAGTGGGCCTGTGGATATCCCTGGAATTTTGTGAGATTAATCACACCGCACAATTCAGACATATTATAACTAATCCTAGACAATGTCAGTGCCACCTGTTATAATAAATCTAACAAACAAACGAAAGGTAAAAAATGGCTCATAACCTAGAAATGCAAGATGGTGAAGTAGCATTTGCGCTGCGTGGCGCTCCTGCTTGGCATAACCTTGCAAACCGCATCTTTACAAAAGATGAAGAAGTTACAACCGCAACAATGCTTGAAGAAGCAAAGTTAGCAAATTGGAATGTTCGCTTATCTCCAATTACTGAATATATCCCAGAAACATTTAACGATGTATCTGATGCTTCTTTAGTCTTACGCACAAATCCATTCAATGGTGGAACTGATGTTCTTGCAACTGTTGGAAAGCGTTACAAGCCTGTGCAGAATGAAGAGTTATTTGCTTTTGCAGATGCTATTCACGATGCCAACGCCGATTGCCGTTGGGAATCTGCTGGCTCACTAAAAAAGGGTAAAGTTGTTTTCGGAACTGTGGACATTCCACGCACAATGGTATTAGACCCACAAGGCGCTAATGACCAAACAAAACTATACTTAATTGTATGGACTTCACACGATGGTTCTGTTGCTGTTCAAGCAGCCGTTACACCTGTTCGTGTAGTTTGCCAAAACACATTGAATCTTGCAATGCGTAACGCAAAGCAATCTTTCAAAATTCGTCACACACAATCTGTTGAAGGACGAATTCAAGTTGCTCGTGAAACTCTTGGGCTTGCTCTTGGGTATTTCGATGAGTTTGAAGTTGAAGCGAAAGCGCTTTATTCTCAAGCAATTACCGATGCTGAATTTTCTAAGTTAATTCAGACAATTTATCCTAAGCCAGATAAAGATGCATCTAAAGTTGCGCTAACTAAATGGGAGAATAAGGTTGTATTGCTTGATGACCTTTACCACAATTCACCAACTAACACTAACATCAAGGGAACTAAGTGGGGTGCGTTCAATGCACTAACTGAGCGTCTTGATTATTTCCGTTCAGGTCGTGGCAATTCTGAAACACTAATGGCTGGTGCTTCAGGCTTTGACCCAATTCTTACTGCTGAGAAAAATAAACTTCTCAAGTTAGTAAAAGCATTTTAAATAAATGCTAACTAGCGGGGGAGAATAAAATCTCCCCCGTTTTTATTTGGTTCGTTAGCTTAGCGGTTAAAGCGCTACCCTGTCACGGTAGAGATCGTGGGTTCAAATCCCATACGAATCGCAATCTCAAAATATGAGATGCCCCCAGTGTTAAGGGACGGAAAAGTGTGTTAAGGGTCACATAAAAAATCCCCTGGAAACTATTGATATTTGTCAGTTGGGTCCGCTATAATACTCGCATGATAGAAAAATGGACTAAAGATACACATCTCTGTACAATTTGCGATGCATTAATTGAGGTCACCCGTAAGGATGAATTCAGAAATATATGGCACTGTGGCGGGGAATGCAATCTTTTGTCAGTTGAAGATGCTACAATACAACCTAACCAAACGAAAGAGGATAAAATGGAAGATACAAACTATGGCGCTACAGTAACACCTGCAGTTCCTGAATCATATAATGCTAATCTATTGGTAACCTATAAAGTTATTAAAGGTTATTCGGATGCAGAGTATACAACAGATAAAGTTGCATCTATTGAATGGGACCTGCATAACGGACGTAAGTATAATGAAAGAGTTAATGAATTAAATAATAAGATAGACACAGTTAAAGATATTATTTCTGAAGCATATCCTGATTCAGAAGACCAAGACACACTCCGTGCAATTGCTGAGGCTCTTGGTATTGAGTTGACTAAAACAGTTGAGTTTACTGCAACCGTTGAAGTTACTGGAACTATTGAAATAGATTTGCTAGCCGACTATGGCACAGATGTAGAATCAGAAGTTACAGAAAATCTTTATGTTGAAACACAAAGCGGAAACATTGAAATTGATGAGCAATATGTAACTAATGTTAGGGAGTGCTAATGTATTTTGAGTTGACTGCTCCCGATAAATTATCTTTCGAGATGGCTTATTGGGATGCACAAATAATGGGATTAGACCCACAGGTATTATCTGCATTGACTTTCAATGTCGGAACTGGTAGTATTGAGAAGGTAAGTCGCATTCGAGATAAACATAACTTAATTGAAAGTTATACATCAGAATACGAGCCAACAGGATACACAGGGAGATAATATGTCAGATTACAAAGATGGTTTTAATGACGGGTATAAGTTTGCTCGTGAAGAGATTATTGAAAAGTTATCAGAGATTGATATCGCAGATATAGACTCTTGGATTCTTGACCGTCTTTCAGAAATGATGGAAGGTGGCAAACTGTGATGGCTGAATGGCTTAAGTGTGATCAATGTGCAGCTCAAGCAATGTGGGAAGCAAAGAAAGATGAACTATCTCTTTATTTCTGCGGGCACCACAAGAATTCACAGGGGGAGTCACTTGTGGACTGGGCCCAAGAAATGGTACAATTACTCAACTACGAGCAAGAACAACAACTAGCAAAGGCGGAATAACATGGGTGATAGAGCAAACTTCGGATTTAGACAATCCAGCGGAGAAACAATCATGCTGTATGGACACTGGGCAGGCCATGACATGCTTGGCAATCTAGCAAGCGCTGTAGAAGCAGCAAGATCTCGTTGGAAAGATGAATCATATGCCACACGTATTGTGGTCTCACATTTAGTTGGGGACCAATGGCATGATACAACAGGCTGGGGATTAACCGTTAATAGTATCCTTGACAATGAGCACAAAATTCCTTTGATTGATTGGTCTACTGGAACATTCTCTTTACATGAAGAGGCTCCATGGTCTGAATCAACAGAATACAAAGTTCGTGGAATGCAGGATGAACCAATTTTTAAAATGGGACTAGACGCATTCGTTGATAAATATGCGAGGGCCACGGTATAATTAATCTAGTAGGGTGCCCCTATAGTCTCTTGAGGCCAGGGGTTAAATAAGGCAGAGTTCTTTTACTTTCGTTGGTGAACCTCTAGCAGCCTGTAAAAGGTACTTGACAAATCGCAATTGGCCCGCAAGAATAAGGGTAGCATATTTTGCTTACGGAAACAATATTAAAAACCCTGGAATTTTGTGATGTTCCCCATATAGCTTGGGGAATGTGGTGTGAAACACACCCATATTGTATATACAATGTCAGTGGCAGATGTTACAATTAAGCCATATCAACGAAAGGATATAATATGCCAAACTGGGTATATAACACTTTGACTATACAAGGTCCAAAGAATGAGATAGATTCAATTAAAGATAAGTTGAATCAACCATACAAGGTATTACATGATAGTTGGAATATGAAGACTGGTGAAATGGAAGTAACTGAGTCTGTTTATTCCGCTCCTGTTTTTTCCTTTTGGAATATCCATTCTCCATTAGAAGACGGTATTACAATGGAAGAATATGTTCAACAGCCTAATCGTCTAGGAATTTCTACTGACTCCCCTGACTGGTTTGCTAAAGAAGTAGAGCATGCTAAAACTCAGAAAGATTGGTATAACTGGAATACTTCTAAATGGGGAACCAAATGGGATGTAGCCGTATCAGACGGTGATGAGTATCCTGATACTGAATTACTTGAATATATGTCAGAGGGTGAGGATAACTGGCTAGTATATAAATATAATACTGCTTGGTCTCCTGCTGTAACTATCTTAACTAAACTATCATTACTTGTTCCGAACTCCCTTCTCACATTAGAGTTTGAGGAAGAAACAGGTTGGGGTGGAGAATATGAGATTGTCCGTGGTGAAGTTAAAGAAAACCTAGAATATACCAATATGTGCTATGCCTGCCAATCCTATGACACAATAGATTATTGTGAAGAGGGATGTGGAGAGTTCTGCTCATCTTGTAATCATGGCTCTTGGCAAGATGAAGAGGCTATGAAAGAATGTCAGACCCATAAGATATACTTAAAGACTAAAGAAAAGGCGGAGGTATAATGAAATTAAAATTCAACCAAACACAAAAGTCTGAGCAATTTATAGATACTGTGGCAGAGCACATTACAGGTGCAATGATACAAGAAATTGGCGAAGACCTATTTGATAATTGGGCCAATGCATGTTTAGATGAAGGTGAAGATTATGCTGAACGTGAATTTATGGCATATGGTTCCCCTGAGTTAAAGAAACAATATAACGAGTTCTATGGATATACAGAAAAGGATGAGTACTACTTATGTTAGGATATACGGAATCTGATCTAAATAGAATGATTAATGCTATACATGACGCAAAGCTTTTTTATCTTAGGACCCCGTCCGATTTAATGGATAAGTCACTCCTAGTTAATGATTTGCTAATGGCCAAGGATTTCCTTGACGGCCTATGGGCGGAGGGTTACTTTGACCACACAAACTAAATCATCTTATTTCTTAGAGTATATGAAGATATATCTAATTAGTTTAGAACAAGATTTGGAAAGTAATCCTGAATCTATCAATGTAATTGATATACAAGGACAGATATATGCCACGAAGCATTTATTGTCAGTGGCTACTGATATAATGAATAAATCTAACGAAAGGGTATATCATGAATAATGAAGACATTGGGCTCCCGCCCCATTTACAACGTATGGTCAATGCTGGAGTATCGGGCCTTGATATCATGCACGGAGAACTAAAAAATCTAATGTTGATTGCTGAGCAGGATTTAACAGATACAGAACCAAGCCATGTGCTGGAAGCAACGGGACGACTAGACGCCTTAGTAGCAGTATATAAACTAACATATGATTTATCATTTGCTATAGGAGAAAAGGAAGGGCAAAAATAATGTCATACGAGCCAAGTCTAGAAATCCTGGAAATGGAATACTCTTGTTCACCTGGAGGAGTAGATACATTTGAAGTCTATGATAAAACAAATATACTATCTGTTCCACTATATGAGACAGAATCTTTGACGGATGCTGTGCTCTACTGTTATAATTTGGGGAAAGACTTTACTGTCAAAACATTAGCGGAATGGAATGAGAGGGAGTTAGCATATGAAGCCACAAGATAAAGATAAACTAAACGAATGTTTAAAGATTCTTGATACCACCGACCTTGGTTTATCCATGGTATGGCTATGGACATGGAGCACAATCAACAACATCCTAGAGGATGAGACCTTCAAGGCTAAGGCAACCAAGGATGAGATGTGGGACCACCTCTGCGAGGCTGTCTCTGCGGGCCAAGGCTTCTCTCTGGAGTACGGGGCGGAACAGCACCAAGAAGAAGTACAAGACTGGATGTTAAGCAGGGACTACATTGTAGACACAATGTTTGAGGATGATGAGGAGGAAGAAGATGAAGATGAGTGACACATATGTTAATGAACAATTAAGTAAGGCCCAAGCTTTGCTATGGTCTGGATCCTTACATGAAGTAGATGAAGCTCATAATATTATATCTAATCTAATTAAAGATAGAGTAGAACAAACAAATCTATCATAGGGCAGGAAATATCGCTTACGGCAACTATTTACAAATCCGTGGAAAGTTGCTATAATAAATAAAACACCTCTCGAAAGGGGATTCTCAAATGGCAACAAAGCGTGAATATCTAAAATCACAAGGCATTACAGTAGGCGTCCGTGGACGCTTCTCAGGAGCTGCTAAGGTAGCTTTAGCTGAGGCATCAACAAAGGGCATTACATTCACTGCAGAGACACCTGTAAAGAAAGCTAAGTAGATCTAGGGACGGGGTCAGGGCTTCGTTGGTCCTTGACCCCTTCTCTTAATTTTGGTATAATCTAAAGTTATAGTATGAAAGGCGGATATGGCTAAGGTATCATCAATAGAAACAAAAGCAGCAGATAAGGTATTAGAAGCAATGGATAGTCATTGGTTCAATCCGACTATCATGGCTAGAGAATTAGTCAATGGTTGTGGATATTATACTCAATCTAAGGTAATGGAACTATGTGTAGAAATTATTAAACAAACGGCGGGACAATTTGATAATGCGTGGGAGGAAGGATTTACATCTGATGCATTATTCATGGCACAAAGACTATCAGAATACATAGACAACTTTGAGCCAATACATTCATAGATCAAACTAATCTAATATAGCCCAATATATCCACAGGATCTTCCACAGGTCTTGTGGATATCTTTTTATGTGTGGGCATGTGGGCCAAATTATCCGTTTACGACCAAGCTAAAAAAATCCCTGGAATATTCATAAGAATCTATTAGATTAGATATATTATCTATTAAAACATATACTAAATCTAGCATAATATACCCAGAATCTGTCAAAATATTATAACATTTTGTTATATAAATATGTCGACAATGTGGGCCAAATATGCTATTTACGAAGCTATTGACAATATCCCTGGAATATGCTACATGCCTCATATAGAGAATATGCCCCTATTGACATTACGGCCTTAAGTCTGGAAACGCTCTATTACATGGATATAATTAAATAGATATAACTATAGTATATGATATAGAATCTATAGTATATATTCTCCACTATACTCCACAATACTCCACTATATAAGCCTTCTAAGGGCTATATGAGACAAGAAAAACGGGAGGGGGATATAGGAGTTAGGAGCTAATATGTCCTATTTTGTGGAGCTTCAGCAATTGTGTGTATAGCCACAATCTGGACATTTCTCTCCAGGACTTGAATTGCAATCATCACACCAATCTGGAGCATCTTTCCAAGATTTGCCTAATGGATCTAATTCTTCTTGCATATGTCTATTATATCCTAGTGTGGATCAAGCTGCATGATATGAGTGAATATAGCGGTGCCTGTGATCAAAATTGATAGATGGATGTATAGGCAGAGTATCTTGGATATAGTACCTATTGGTCTATCTATGGTAATTATTGTATTTTCCTTGGTTCCGATCATTTACAGGACATGCAATAGCTTGGAACACGTATATTATCTTTAGCTATATACTCTGATCTAGAACATCTAAAGCATGTGGCCCTAACTGTATCAGGATCTCCCAAATCAGTCCAATTTATCCGTATATCTCTTGTATAGAATACCTTGGTTAAATACCATGTAAGTGCTATAGCTAATAGTTCGATCATTGTTCTAGCCCCGCCTTTTATTGATCAAGAATACAGCTAAGGTTATGGCTGCAGAAACTGCAAGAATTAGTAACATTCTGTTTGAGTGATCATATGGATCTGTATGGGTTAAAAGGTTCATATCTCTATTATACTATATACATATTATCTTAGTCAACTAGGATATATGATACTAAAATGGAGTATCTCCATTATCCTTGGCTATACGCAATTGCTCTCTACCCCATTCATGGAATATATCTATCTGTTTCTGGGTATATAGACACATCTGGCATAGAGAGTATACAAATTCACCTTTAGTATATAGGAAGAGTTCTTTCTCCATATAGCATACATTACAGGTCATTGCTCTCCCGCCTTTTATTGTATATTTATATTATACTATATCTGTCAGGTACTGACAAGGGGGGTTCTTTCTGCCGCCGCACTTTTCACTTTCCAATCAGCCTATATACTGCAATATTAACTAATTTTCCTTTATATCGTAATAATAGGCGTTTGAATCTTCCGTTACCCATTTCTTGTTGTCTTCAACATCCCACTTACGATGATTGATTATTCTTTGGATTACTGGATTTCCGTATTTAGTTGTAAATGATGGTTCAAGAACAAACATTCTATTGTTAGGTTGGATGGCAAAGTTGCCATCATCTCGCTCTATAACGTGACCGCACTTGTGTTGATTAGGGCTCTCTGAGTACCCATCATCTAACCTGTTAGAGTCTGGGTTATGCCAGTCAAGGGTAAATAAATACTTACCATTTACCTTGGTCTTATTTCTGTCCACATAATGAAGACTTAAATTAGCTAGGTTACTAAACTTGGTAGCAGTTATATATGGACTTAAAGAGTTCCACAATACTAAGTTGTATAGACTTTCTTCTGGCACACCTGGCTTTGTACAGAAGGCATTGAGAGGCATACGCCACCACAGGCCACCATCTTCCATCATAAAATGAAATAGTGGGCTTCTATTCTGTACGCTACTTACTCCAAATATTACGCAAGGGAAATACTTATCATGGCTGTCTTCTTGGTTACGCAAAAAATTGCCACGTACATAGCATTCAATCGGTGGTATATTTGCGTTTAATTCTGGCATCTGCAACCCATCCTTACTAATACACTCTTAAATTTGAAACACTTTTTAATGTTTCCCATTTATAAAATCTTACAACTGCATATCTAGTACCTGAAGTAACTTCATTGACTTTATGAGAATATATATAGTTAGATGGGAATATTAAAATATCCCCAGCCTTTGGCTTATATATTTTATCAAACCAGACATACTCTAAGTCTCCCCCAGAATAATCGTTGTTTAAATACATTATGATGGAAACTGTTCTTGGATTTTCACAATCTTCATCTAGATGTGTTTTAAAATGTTGGCCTTCGCCATACCTAACAAGCTGCCACTGCTCAGGCATTAGTCCACGAATACCATATTTATTGCAATATTCATCTAAATGTTTATTAATAGAAGATTCTAATATTTTTTCAATTTGTATAATGCTCTCATCTTTTGATCCTTCTTTGATAAAATAAAGACCTACATCTCTTGGGCCACCAAGCTCCATGTATTCAAGGTTTTTCATTAAACCCATAAGCGTATCAATTTCTTCAACTGAATTTTTGTATATAGCAACACCTGGGAAAAGTTCTTCAGACATCTTTTTCTTCCTTAAAACTTAGGCTTCCTTCAGATTCAACCTTAAATCCATTTTCTCTATCAAATAAAACGTAGTCTAAAGTATCTACCTCAAAGGTATCTTTAAATAAAGATATAACCTTGTCTAGTTCTAATTGGCCACAAGTGTAAAGATCAAATTGTATTAATCCTGGCCTAACCTCATCCCATATGTGGAAAGCTATATGGCTAGTCTCTATCATAACTACGCCTGTTAACCCCCTGTTGCCCTTTACGTTTACATATGAGGCAAACGGTCCTTTGATAATCTTCATGTCAATTTTTTCAACTAGGTTGGTAAGGAATGCAATTCCCTGAGCCTCTGACATTACTGAGTTGTGTACTTTAGCATTTACTAATAAGTGTTTGTGGTATATCATCTAATTGGTCCCCTAAATGGAATTATTCTATTTCTTGGACCACCCCTGTGGCCCATATCAAAATCTTTTAGTTCGTCATACCCGTAACCAGATTGATTTAGATTAGGTTGGGTATCGGTTATATTATCTTTATTTGAACACATCATTACTCTACATTAGTCCAATATCTTTTATGACCCGCCACTATATCTTTAACTTGCCGACCCTGATCCCGTGTAACAGGCTTTACTGAGGCCGCACTTCCAATTGCCCCCATTTTTCTAGGTTTTATTTTGGGATTTTTAAAGTTAACTGTTTGAATTTTTTCTGGCCATAAACCAGCTGCCTTCATTTCTCTCTCCCATTTGTTAAGTTGGTGTGAGCTTGGGAATTTATTATTTTTATTCATTATTCAAAATCTTTCTGTGTCTCAAATAGGGCTTCAGGTAAAGGAATCGGACCTTTATTGTCGGTTTCGGAAACCGCTCTACTACCATTATAGGAACCTGAACTGTCCCGTTCATCATCCATGCAGTGACAATTAGAGCAGGCTACTTGCCCGTCTAGGTCTAGTTCAAACTTATGGTCATGCATGTAATCATTATAGTATATATGACAGGTACTGTCAATACCCTCTACCGCCGCACTTTTTTTCGCACTATATGGAGCCTGGAATTTTATTCATGTATGTAATATCCGTAGATATTCTTTTGCCACCTATAACCTCTTTAACAGCATGAGTTACATTTGAATCAAATATCATTACCTGACCAGCTGAAGGCTTTATTGTAATATCATTATCGGTTTTAGTTGTGTGTTCACTGTTACCTAAACTTTTCTGAAGATTTATCTCAGCCTTATTTTCTTCATCAATAAAAGTAATTTCTCCACCTTCAAAGTCTGAAGACAAATAAAGAACAATACTTACTGATGGCACCATAACTTTCCCATCTTCTGAATCCCAAGAATCAGTATGGTGTCCTATGCTTGCACCAATATCATAAGTTTTAATCCAATAGGCTGGCGTACTCATAACATAGTTATTCATATCTAGCCCAAAATGATTAGTGTAAAATTTCATTGAATTTACCATTACTGGATGAATTTTTTCAAATATCTTATTAGATATTTCTATGCCTTCACTAGATTCTATTTCTATAAATGATATTATAATGTGTGAACCAAGCCTACTAGAGCCCGTTGGTAATTCTTTTGATTTACAAAGATCTAGTATATAATTGATGTCTTCTTGAGATAGACAATTGTCTAAATGAAGACCATAATCTTTTATTTCCCGAACTACATTCATTACGATCTGAATGAATCTTCAGACGGAAACTCTACATCAGAACTAATATTAATAAATTTACATATTTTGCTACTGATTTCTGGATCAGAAAGTTCGACCTCTAAATAATTTTCTTTGTCTTTAAAAAAAGCATTTATTTTATTTAAATGCATTTCTCTTATTGTTAAAAGCTCATTTTCTGTTAAATCTTGAATTTTTGTTTTTCCAGTATTTAAATAAAAATTGCAATAAGCTTCCTCAAAAATATAAGGATCGTTTTCATGAGCCCACTTGCTACTGATTTTTTGCATTGATAAAATCCATTCTTCAGCGGGCCTAGTTATATTAATATATTTTGCTTCAGGGAATCTTTCATACAATTTATCAAATATTAAACAATTTGGAATATCTGAATACACATCTGTTTCTTTTAAGGAATTAAAATGTTTTTCTATACCATAAGAATTTTCTTCAAATGAACCAAGCGCTAATGAATCATAATGGTAAAAATGTGTTGTGGTAAAACCAAGTTTTTGCATAAATCGATTAAAAGATTGTGTTCCATTTCTACCTAAACCTACAGAAAGTATTTTCATTACGAGTTCCTAGGGATTAGTGTTTGAGGGCCTTCTGTGCCGAATAGAGACTTCTTTACTGGTACGCAGTTAGGAACTCTTTTGCCATTCTTATCCTTCATTCCAACCTGCTTGTAACCGCTCCAGCAAGATTTTTCTAGGTTATCCCAGTTATCTTCTTCTTCGTTGTCTGACTCGTAACCCTTTGAGATCTCTTCATCTGTAAGCTCTTCTGGCTTAGGATCAATTGATTTTGACAGGCTATCTTGCAGCATGTCCTTGATCTCGTCTACAATCTTGTTTAATTCCATAGTCTTAGTATACCATTCCTTTATTTTCTGTCCTAATGATTCTTTTTATCTGATATAAACAATCTGGGCATTCTCCTATATGAAGCCATTTACCTGACTCTAAGGATACTATTTCATTTAGCTTTCCGACCACATTCTTTTTGCATATAATACAATAAGCATTAACTTTTATTGTCATCTGCTTCTCTGAGCCATTGATCTTCCCATAAACCCATTAAAGATTTGTTTCCAATATCATCAAAATAATACTTATTTTTTTCTGGGCTGTATGTCCATCCGTACCAAGTGTCTCCTTCAGACCAAGTTAGATTAGTTGGCCCTTCATTTTCTGCTTCTTTTAGCATAGCAAAGAGCTCGTCATTTTCCCTGACCACCGCCGAAATTGCTTCTCTAAAACGTTTAGGACGCATAAGGTATTTTTCTACTAAAAATTTAATCATTACTTAAGATAAAATCTGTGCAATGAATCCATCAATTTGTTCTGGAGTTGTTTGCGGCCCCATAGATCTAAATTGATCATCAATAAGAAACTTAGTAAAGTTCCATGGCACTTCATCAAAATCTGCCTGTGAGACTAAATACTTAAATAGCGGGTGTGCATCTGGGCCATTGACATCAATTTTTGTAGACATCAAAAAATCTACTCCATATGTTGTGCTACAAAATTCTTTAATGTCTTCGTCTGATCCTGGCTCTTGTCCGCCAAACTGATTGCATGGAAATCCGATTACAACCAAACCCTTGTCTGCATACTTCTTGTGCAGTGCTTGAAGCCCCTCGTATTGAGGTGTCATTCCACATCGACTAGCAACATTAACAAGAAGCAATAACTTTCCCTTAAACTGTGCTAAATCTATTTCATTACCATTGTTATCTGTAAAGCTATAATTAAATGCTGACATATTAATCCTTCCAGGTAAAAGCAGAATCGCTTTATGTATTAATAATACTATTTTGTAAGGTGTTTGTCAAGGGTGTACCTGTCTGAATCCATTATAATTTCATAATAAAGCATGTCTGGTATATTATGTCCCGCCTTTAAATGATCCTCTATGTGTATAAATAGATGCTCGTCGTCTTTTATTATTTCAGATTCCTCAGACAACAGGCAGGCTGCACAATAAACATAACCCTCTACATGCGAATATATGTATATATCGCTGTCAAAAAACCTGCTGTAAGCCACTTTATCCCATGTACTTTAAATGGAAATGCTTGTCGCACACGTCTATTACTTTACCAGTTTTTGGTTCTGGCTCTGAATATTTACTGTCTTGCGGACAGTAAAAGCATGGAGGTATGTTGCTGTTCATATATATATATTATACCAGATTAAAGGGTTACTTCAATTAGCTTAGCGCACCTATTGCATGTGTCATAGGATTTACCAGTAAACGGGCATGCGCCAGCTTTAATTAAAATATGACCTTTAATTAAACAAATTATTTTTTTAATCATTATTTTTGCTTAAAAGCATATCTACCATATTATTCAAATCTGATACGCTATAGTCGTTATCAATTATGTGATCAAAGCCGTATTCATCTAAGTCAATTTCTGATGAATGATTTGTTACTGGACCGATTCCATGTCTATTAATTCTCCACACCTGTCCGCCAGATTTTTTAATAGCGTCTGCTTCATTTTTAAAACGAACATCACTAATAACGGCTTTATCTACATCAATTTTATTCAATGCAAGATCTACCCAAAAATTTGCTCCAAACATATCCCTTCCGACTTCTGTTCCAAACACTTGAAGCAATCTACGTATTTCAGGATAAGACTCTTTTGCTTTGTCTAATCCGTATGTGTCTACTAAATTTTTGTATTTGAAAGGGCCTATGCCGTCTGAGCCAACAATTGGATTTAATATATACATTGCTTCTTTCATAGGTGCAGCAAAAGAATAGCGAACAAATCCGTGATTGTTAACTAAACGGTCAGCAGCAGTATCTTTGCCAGACCTAGCATAACCAGATAAACCAATTATCATTTACTACTGCCTTTTTCTTTAAAAACAAACTTTTGAATAACTATTCTTTCTCCACTAATATAATTTAAAACCTCATGATTTGACTCAGACGGAAAAATAATTAGGTCTCCGCTTTTTGGCTCTAAAAGAAAGTTAGAATCTGGAAATTCTAAATTTCCGCCTTCACATTCATGAGACAAATAAAATATAGCTGTTAAAAATGGTTGCTCAAATTCTGTACCAGTTAATGATACATCTGCTATATGATCATTGTGTAGTGGCATTCCTCTTTCTGGAACAGTCCAGCCAATTAGAATCCAATCTGAGAACCCATATTTTTCTTCAGGGTCTAATCCATACTCTTTAACATATTCTTCTAGGCACGGCGCAAAGTCTTCATCTAATTTATTGTTAGATGGCATAGTTTTGTCCATTACCATCCTATAACCAGTGTGATGCTCAATTAACAAATCTTTTCTTTTATTATATTCGCCAAGTATATCTTCTTTTAATTTAGGCAAATCTTTAGAAACATTTCCCCACACCATTATTCTATCAGAACGATTAGATATCATTTTTTAATTCCGTCCCATGTTCCTATTTTAGTTGTTTCTATTCCATTTTCTTCCCATAATTCAATTATACTTGGATTATCATCTACTGCATGCTTTATATCCCAGTATACTTTTACATGCTCAAGGATATCTTTTTTTACTGCGTAGTCTTCTCTGTAGTCCTCGTTTTGCCTCATAAATAAAGCATCGTGAATAACATTATTGTTTTTAAGCCATCTAGAAGTTAGGTTACGATATTTTTCTTTTCTAGCAGTAACTATAATAATATCAAAATCATTACGTGCTTTTATTGCCATATCGACTACATCTTTATGTGGCTCACAATATATAGACTCTTTATGAAAATCATCATAGTTTTGTTTAAAAGAATCACTTGATCTATCTTGGTTTAATAATATGTTTAATATTGGATCTACATTTACAAGTGTCCCATCAACATCAAATATCCAGGCTGGTCTTTTAAGCATAAATATATTATCTCATTTCTGGTAAGTTTAGTCAATAGGTGTGGGGCAGTTTATAGTCATGCCTAGGACCTATTGCAGCTACAAAGTTATTTAATCTTTGATTTTACTGTTAGCCTTTTTAAATCCTAGGCCATATGACCCTAGCATTAATAGAGCAATTGCTGAGGAATGCAATAAATAAAATAAGGATGTTCTCACTTTTTTCCTTTCTTTATATCAAATCTATCAAGTTCCATTACTTTTGACCACGCATTAGCAAAGTCTAGGAAGAACTTCTCTCTAGCATCATTTGAGGCATATACTTCTGCAATTGCACGTAGCTCTGAGTTAGACGCAATGATAAGATCAACACGAGGAACGTTAATTGCCTCACTAGCATTAGTGTAAGAAAGCAACTCGGATAGATAGGTGTTGTCTAAGTTATTGTTGTTTAGCATTCTAATTCCAGATAGTAATAACACAAGCTCTACTGGATTTAAATCTAATAAGTTAGCCTTTTCTACCAGCAATACTTCTTCTGGAGCAGTGACGGCCCAATTAATGTAGTTGCGGAAGCCATCAAACTTTGGCTCAAGAACTGCAAACGAATCAATGTCTGTTTGATTTTGTGTTGCATCTGTTCTACCTTGTGTAAATGGAACAGATACTTTAATCCCTGACTGTTCTGCTGACTTTTCAATAGCAGCGCATCCACCAAGCACAATAAGGTCTGCAATTGACATTTCTGTTTTAATAGATTCTAAAACACTAAGAACCTTACTAATAGTGGCAGTATCATTTACATCCCAGGATATCTGTGGCTGTAGTCTGATTCTTGCCCCATTTGCTCCGCCCCTCTTATCTGTTTTCCTAAAAGTAGAAGCAGAAGCCCATGCGGTAATGACTAAATCTGAAATAGATAATCCTGAATCTAATATTTGCTTCTTTATCTTTTTAATATTTTTATCAGAAATCTTTTTGTTTTTTGTTAGCGGCACGGGATCTTGCCATATTAATATTTCTGAAGGCACTTCTTTACCAAGATACCTTGAAACTGGACCCATATCTCTATGAGTTAGCTTAAACCATGCACGAGCAAATACGTCTGAGAAATATTCGAAGTCTTTTAAAAATTTCATTGAAATTTTGTTATACTCTGGATCAAATTTTAATGCTAGGTCTGCTGTAGTCATCATTGGTGCATGAAATTTGCCATCTACATGTGCATCTGGCACTAAATTAGCAGCAGATTTATCTGTAGGAATCCATTGTGTAGCTCCAGCAGGACTTTTTGTTTGCTTCCAGTCATATGTAAACAATAACTGAAGATACGAGTTATCCCATTTAGTTGGTGTTGGGCTCCATGCGCCCTCTATACCACTTGTAATTGTATCTTCTGCATTACCTTTGCCAAAAGAGTTCTTCCAACCAAGACCAAGCTCTTCAATTGGAGCTTCTTCTGGATTTGGGCCAACGTGTGAGGGATCTCCAGCACCATGGGCTTTACCAAATGCGTGTCCGCCTGCAATTAATGCAACAGTCTCTTCGTCATTCATTGCCATACGAGCAAAAGTTTCACGGATATCTTTTGCAGAAAGAATTGGATCTGGATTACCATTTGGGCCTTCAGGATTTACATAAATTAATCCCATCTGAACTGCAGCCAATGGGTTTTCTAATTCACGATCACTGCTATATCTATTATCTGCTAGCCATTCTTTTTCGTTACCCCAATATGTATCATCTGATTCCCAAACATCTTCACGTCCGCCACCAAAACCGAATGTCTTAAAGCCCATGTTTTCAAGAGAAACGTTGCCTGCAAGAATCATTAGGTCTGCCCATGAAATCTTTTTGCCATACTTTTGTTTAATTGGCCATAACAAACGACGTGCTTTATCTAGATTACCATTATCTGGCCATGAGTTTTGTGGTGCAAATCTATGTAAACCTTCTCCAGAGCCGCCACGTCCATCTGCTGTTCTATATGTGCCTGCTGAGTGCCAAGCCATACGAATAAAAAATGGTCCATAGTTACCATAATCTGCTGGCCACCATTTCTGCGATGTAGTTAAAAGATTATTAATGTCATTCTTAACAGCATCTAAATCTAGGCTTTCAAACTCTTTTGCATAATCAAAATCTTTTGTCATTGGGTCAGATTTTTCTGAATGTTTTCTTAATCCAGATAAATCTAATCTATTAGGGAACCATTCTTTGTGTGTTTTTACTTCTGTACTTGTTGAATGCCCAGTTATTGGACACTTTGCTTCTGTCATTTATTTTATTCCTTTGTCTAGGGTAAACCTTTTTGCTGCCTCACCTGGCCTCGATCCAGGGACACCCGCATTAACAGTGCGGTGCTCTACCAACTGAGCTATAAGGCAAATCTAATAGTAGTATAGTATTTTTGTACAATAAAGTCAAGGGGTATGCCTGTTTTTTAGTCTTACCCATTTGCCATATGTATTTGGCTCTTTGCTGCCTATGTACTCTTGTCCAGTTTCTAAGTCAATTAATAGCCATTTCCCAGGAGCTTTAGTATGAATAGTTAAATCTGTTGCTTCATCATATTCGGGGACTTCAACGCCCTGATACATTCTAGGCAAAAATGTGTATACGTTATTTAATAATTTTCTCATTTAATATTTTTCTAGCAGTTTTCTATCTGCTTTATGATTCCAATGCATATTTAATATCATTCCATAAATCTTCTGGGTCTTCGCAGCCAACTGAAAATCTAATTAAACTTTCTGAAATTAATTTACTTTCAAGAGGCCACCTTCTTCTTCTTTCCCACAAGGACTCTACGCTTCCAAGACTTGTTGCATTAGATATAATTCTAGAAGATGAGCATATTCTGTCTGCGCCTTCTGAATCAGTATTTACCTCAAATGATATCATGGCGCCAAATCCAGGATAATAAATTTTAGAAACCATTGGATGATCTGAAATTCTTTTTATTAATTTCTTTGCATTATCTTGGGCTTTTTCAAACCTTACTGGGAATGTTCTTATTCCTCTTAAAGCTAAATAGGCATCAAATGATTGAATTATAGTTCCACTTATTTTTCTTGAAAATTCTATTTTGTCAAACAAATCAGTGTTATTGATTGATATTGATCCACATAAAACGTCGCTGTGTCCAGCCAAATATTTAGTCACAGAATTCATGGAAATATCTGCACCCATTTTAAGGGGGTTTTGAAGTAGTGGTGTAGCAAATGTATTATCTACGCCCACTATAGTGTCCTGAGCCTTGCAGGCCCTTATTAGAGTACTTATGTCAGCCACGTCTAGTCTGGGATTTGTAGGGCTTTCTATCCAAAGCATGTACGCTCCATCTAATTCTGATAAAACTTCAGCCGTATTCGATATATCTACAAACTTTGCAATTAATTTGCCTTGATCTTGCATTTGATTTAAGGTTGCATTTACTCCAGCGTATCCTTGGTTAGATGCAATTATTTTTGATCCCAGCGGAATATTATCAAAGACTGCTTTTATGGCAGACATTCCAGAATTAAATACTAAAGTTTTGCCGCCTTCTAATTTTCCTATTACTTCTTCTAATGAAGATGCTGTATCATTTCCATACCTTGCATACCCTACATCTCCGCCAGCATGATATGTAGAATTTAATGATATTGGAGTATTAATCGGGCCATCGTTGTCTGGCTTTGGTCTTCCGCTTAAAACTGAAATTGTGTATGGGCTTGTCATATTAAATCCTAGTAGTTAAATAAAAGGTAGATCTAAAATTTTATCTACCGCATCATCAATTGTAGAGGCATGTTCTTTGGAGCATGCCCCACAACTTTTACACATTATATCTTTTTTCTACCAGTCCTTTTAGGAGGCCTTGGCGTTGTATTTAGCTCACGACGTATACCATGTCTATTTATGTCTGTTTTAAGACCTTGACGTGGATTCTTGCGTGTTACTGAATTACTAGTAACGGCACCTGCTGCTGCACCATTTGGTGGTGGAGTTGTTCCTGTGCCATCTTCTTTTTGAAAATTACTCATTGATGAATTGTCTTGTTTGCTCTGGGGTTGATGACATGCTTAAAGTTAAGCCTGAATCACCATCTCTTGAAACATCTACAACTGTAACTGGAGTTACACCTTTAGTGCTTCCTACTGACTCGCATCCGCATTCGTAACACATTATTTGCAATTCTCACAATCTTTAACATCACAATCGGCTTCGCCTCTTGTGTCTCTTGTGCACTTAGCAGCAGATACGACTGGCTTTGGTGCAATAGCTGCTTCTACAGGTTTAACTGCTTGTGCAACCGCTGCTTCAACTGTTGGAGCAGTAACTTCTTCTTGATCAAATAGACCCATTTTTACTTTGGGCCCTGTGCTGATGCTTGGTTAGAAACATCTGAAGCTGGGAATGCAGCTGCTGGTGCCTCTGTGTAATTTTCTGTTGCCCATGGTGATGATCCTACTGGCTTTGTTTCGTTAAATCCTTTTAAATCTTTTCCGTCTGACATGTTGTACTCCTATAGGTTATTTATTTAAGTAGTTCTAGAAATCTACTCATTGGTCTATTATACCATCTGGTTGATTAGAATCGGAATCTTCATCCCTTTTATTACCTAGGCCTATATGATCTGCACATCCACATAACCAACACATTAGTCGCCCCAAATGGCCGCAGAGCAGCTTCTACACATATTAGAGTAGCTATTTTCAACCATGTCAGACCTATTTTTGCTATGCCATATTTCTTTTATTGAAGTATTAAATGCATTTCCATATACCGTTTCAAAATCATAATCAGCGCAGCATATAAATAGATCTCCATTGGGGTTTATATGTATCCACTCATTAGTTCTACTTCTTACCTCTATGCCACCAGAGCAGCCTATAACACGACTACCCTTTGGCATTAAATATTTTTCTATAGCTGGACCTTGAGTCATTATTTTATATGTTTCTAAATGCGCTGCCCTATCATATAAATGATTAGCTGTACTTATGCTCAGGCTAGGGAACATTTCTTTAAATCGGTCATGCTCTTTTTTTAAATCTCCTGTTTGAACATCTAAATCTAATTTTGGTGCATTTTCAAGAAGATCTAGCCAGCCACCATTTTTAGTTAAAGATAAATCGTTAATGCCATTAATCATCAAATGAATAAAGATTGGCTTATCTAACTTATTGTTTTCTTCTATAAAATACTTTACATTTTCTATAACTTTTGGAAATAGTTTTACATTCATTTTAACGTATTTAGACCAGGTATCGGCTTCAGATGATGGAATGTTTAATAATATTCCATCAATAGAATCCCTGTGCTTTATTAAAATCTCTGTTTTAGATTTAGTTAAATTAACTCCGTTAGTGAGTATATTTGTTCTAAAATTATATTTTGAATATAGATCCATCATGGCATCAAATTCTTTATATAGAAGAACTTCGTTGTAATTAGCTGAATATACCATTTTTAATTCTGGATCTACAAAATCACCTTTGCCATCAGTTAATTGAATAAATATATTTTCTATTTCTGACAGAGGCATATCTCTTATTGCAGATTTTGGATTACCTGCATATGCAACTGGACAAAACCAGCATGCTGAATTACACAGCCCGTTAACATCGAGCTGCACTGCCTTTATCATGTATTTATTCATTACACCTTATACAATTCTTGATAACAATCTGCACACATATCTATTATGCCAGACTCAGGTAAACTTCCTATTCTGGATGCCTTACCCTTACAATCTTTTATTTCACATAGCCCATTAAGCATATATTATTTTAATTTACTCCCAAACTTGGCCCATGCTCTTTCATGAATGAAGTATCCCACTATTTCACATGCAGTGTACACAATTGCAAATGCTCCAGCATACTCCCAGTGGGCTTCTCCAGTTATAATTTTTTCAAAAAAATACACCGTCGTGCCAACAAATCCGATATGGACGGCTGGCCATGTAATTGATTTGTATAAACTTCTTTTATTTGATTCCATTTTGTTCTCCTATCATTTCTTTTATTAAATAATGTATTGATGAGACATTACTATCCTCTGGATGAGGACTAACTAATAAATCAGTTGCTCCTAATTTCTTTAAATCAATCAACTGTTTTTTAACACTATCTTTATTCCCGTATATTGTCCATCTATCAGAACCTAGACTTCTGGACAGCATGTCCTTTATTTCTGATTCTGATTCATTTATAATGATACTAAATGAAAGCATTTGTTTTTTATTTTTAATAAAATTTGGATCCTCATAAGATTGCTTATGCATGTTTAGCATTGCAAGGTGTGTAGCATTATACTTTTCGGCCATTAGCCTTGTTTCGTTGGAATGCCCGCCCATAACTATTTCTGATACTGTATTGCCAGCTAGAGTATTAAATTTTAAAATCCATTCATCTGTATATTTTAATCTTTTTTCTGGAGTATTTAGATCTTTACCAAACCAGATTATGTCTTCTACCGAAGTCTCTTCTTCGTGCAAATCTCCAGATACAATATTAAGCATAAGTCTGTCTGGGGATATATTATAAAAAGCTTTGCATATCATTGCACAATATTCTGGGCTAATGGCGTATGTTCTAATTGCAGGCATGTACTTAAATTTATGGCCTTTATCTAAGACTCTAGCGGCTTTAATCCAATTATCATCAATTTTTGAATGATACACGAGAAGAATGGACTCGTACCCAAACTCATCAACTATATTGGAAATTGTATTGAGATGGTCAATGCTAGTATCTCCGCCTCTTTCCATCCAATGAAATCTCATATGTTAATTCTATCATTTAAATGATAAAGGGGCAAGGCCTAAGCCCTGCCCCTTTAATTAAATTAATTACTTAATCCAATTTACCTTTAGCTTAGGAAACTTTGCGTTCCACTTTTTAGCCAAAGCATTGAACTTTGTCTTTAGATCTGCAATAGTCTTCTTTAGGGCTTCGTTCTCTGCCTTTAAAGTTGCTGTTGCTGAATCTGATGAAGCCTTTGCATCTGCAAGTGCCTTATCTGATGCAATCTTATCTGCTGCACGAGCCGCTCTTTCTGCTGCTAACGCTGCATTAACTACCGCAAGCTCTGATACAACATCACGTACTACAATTGTAGCGCTTACAGAACCTATTGGTGCTGCTAAGCCTGTTACGGCTGTTGCTACTGTTGCATATGCAACTACTGTTACTGAACCAGTAGCAGGCATTGTTACTGTCTGCTCTTTTGTTCCAAGTGTTGCTGTTGCTGAATCAGTTGTTAGTGCTGTTGATAGTGCTGTTCCAGAGCTTGAAACCAAAGTATTAATTGTGGCTCCACTCTTTAGATTTCCGAATACATCGTATCCAGATACCTTAAGAACTTGTGACGTACCTGCTGCTGCTGATGCTGGAGCAGACAAAGTAATTGAGTTCAAAGCACCTGCGGTACCTTGTACATAATAAACTGTTGTTGTTCCTGCACGAGTAATAGATACTGAACCTACTGCTGTACTTTTAGTATATACATAAAAGTCTGCTGCTGTTCCAGTTCCTGTCGCAATTGACAGTGTTGATGTTCCAGAAGATGCTGTTACTGCTGTTGCAGTAGTTGCAAGTGCTGGCACAAGAGTTGCATTTACTGCAACTGCTGTTACTACAGTTCCAGTGTCTACACCAGTAACTGCAATTTTCAACGCATCTGCTGCGTCGATGCTGTTATCTGCTGGCACTGGTAGTGATACAGGTGTTGTTACAACTGTTCCACCCGTTGCTGCAGATCCCGCCACTGTTAGTGTGACAGTTCCAGCGTTAGCGTTAGCTGCTGGCGTTACAAGCATTGTGCTAGTCAGGGCTGCAGCGATGATTAGCGATATTTTCTTAAATGAGTTCATTTAATTTATTCTCCTTATTTCCTCTGTATTATTTAAATACAGAATTTTGTGACATGTTCACACTATGTAATACGTTTTTCTTTATCAAATGTCGCTGTTTAGTGTAATTCATGTAGTTTTACGTGGAATGAGCATGGATCTCCACCCTCTTCCCAATCAATCATTTCGGCATCTGATAATGGAGGGCCTTCGTGTGTATCGCAAAATACGTCCGACACCCATCCTCGATCATAACCATTCTTAAGCCATATTTGAAATTCTAAATGGCTAGAATCTTCCGAATCAAACTCTAAATCCATTCTGATAACTCCTCAAGTAACACGTGCTTTGGCTTTGCTCCTGTTATTGTCTTAACTGGTTTACCATAACTAAATAGTATCATAGTTGGGATAGTCTTTATGTCAAATTCATCTGATTTCAATGGATTCTCATCAACATTTAACTTTCCAACCCAGAGCCCGCACTCATTTGATATCTCATCTAGTATTGGAGATACCTTTTTGCAAGGACCACACCATTCAGCCCAAAAGTCGATAAGGATTAAATTGTGGGCTTTAAGAACCTTATCAAAACTTTCGTCTGTTACTATCATTTGTCTTTAAGTTCCTCTGCTGCTGCGTTAAATCTATTCATGAAGTCTTGTATTACGAACAGGGTTGTTTCGTGTGCATTTTTTGACATTGCACTAAAGGCTTGTTCGTTCTTTTCATCATCAGGCATTGCTGAGACCCATTTTTTATATAGGCCCTCAGCAACCTCCCCGACAATTTCATCCATTACTGTTAATTCAGCCATTAAGCTTTGCCAGCCAAAGTGCTTTGGTTGCAGCAAGTTTATCCTGTGCAATTTTTAGTTCATTTTGATACTGTGTTTCTGCTGCAGCAATTGCTGCATTGACCTCAGATTGTAATTTTGCTTTTGCTGCTGCTTTTGCTGCTGCATCGGCTGCTGCTTTTGCTGCTGCATCGGCTGCTGCTTTTGCTGCTGCATCGGCTGCTGAAGTATTAATTGGTGTTGCAAGTATTGTGGATACAGAAGAGGTAATCTTTTTCTTAAAAGATCCTTGTCTTCCAGAAGTATTAGCAGCATTTGCCTTCATTATTTCAATTAGCTCACTGCCAGATTTACCAGTACTTACAGATAAAGATATATAGGTTGCTGCTGCAACTTGTGTAGCAGAAGAAGTTCCAGCGATATTCTTAGTAATGTTTCCTGGCCCAACTGCAGGCATATTGCCTAGAGCAAAGAAATCTAATAGCGCAGAATCGTTATTGCTATAAGAAGTAATCTCACCAATTTGATCTACTGCACCTACAGATACTACATCTGGGATACATGATGGCCAATCAATTCTTGAGTAACTACGTGCATTACCTACTGCAGAAAATACTGGAATAGACATTGCATTTAAAGATTGAACTGCTGTTATTGTTCTTGGGAATGTTGGGCAGTATTGTGTTCCAGCCTGACCAAGCATACCGCTACTTCCTTGTGAAATAGAAACTGCTTTTACATTATATCTAGCAGCATTTTCCTGTAACCAAAATAGCGCTGCTGAAATTGTTGATTCACCAGTTGGCTTTCTCAGACCTTCTGGAGTATTTGCAATAATTTTAATAAAAAGAACTTTTAGATTGGGATTATATTGAACTGCAGTGCTAGCCATAAGTGTTCCATGGTCAAACCCATTTTTAGTAATTAAGTTTGATGGCATAGAAGCAGCTCCGCTGCCTTCTTGAAAATTAGTTCCGTTTGGACATAAAGCGTATTCTAGGATACAAACTTCTCCTACGATCTTACCTTGAAGACCTGGAATTGATGTATCGATTGCTGTGTCTAGGATTGCTAGAACTGGTGCGTTTGCACCAGATGCCTGTGAAATTGCTACAGGAGATAGAAGTGATAAAGTAAGTACCGCCGTTATTAGTTTATTTTTCATACCTTAATTATACTAAATAAAAGCTGATTGTCAAGACTTGTCTTTGTACCATTTCCCAGCGTCTAAATCGGACTTTTTATTGTTTTTGTCCATAATATCGTTAACTAATGATATTAGGGTTTGTGTCATTATGCTTAGTTCGTCTATTCTAGATTCTAAATCTTTGATTTTTTTAGATTTCCTCATGATTAGCCTTATCTATTGGTGTTGGTGCGGTTGCAAAGCTACCGCACATTAGACATTCCATGTCTAAAAAGTAATTGGATATTTCATAGTCTACAAATGTAACTTTAAGTAGCCAAACTTGTGACCCGCATGGGCAAACATGTGTCGGTGTGCCTCTTAGATCCATTGCCTTATCATAATCAACGGGTGGGATATATCTTGGATCTTTTTTTTCTATTTCGCTTATAGCATCTTGCACTGCTTCTTCATATTTATCTATGTAGTATATGCCAACTTTGAACCTTCTTGCAAAGATTCTTAGAAAAAAACTCAATAAAATGATTGATATGGTAGCCGATATTATGAGAGCAATCTTCATATTATTATTATACCTTAAACCTGAATGTATGTATAGGGTCCTGCTACGCACATATTAAACTCAGTTGCCGCTTCTAAAGCAGCCTTAAGTCTAAGTCTAGGGTTTCTTTGTTTTTTTGTTGCATGCAAGGCTCCTAGTGCTAATGCACCGCCACTTCCTTCTGCCATGTAGTTTACAACATTTTCTCCTACATGAAAGTCTTCATCAATTGTAAAAAGTCTGCCGCATACGCCAACCATAAAGACTCCTCCGCTGTCTCCATCATTTTCGCTAGATGTACCATAGCTTCCGTAGCCATTTTCCTTAAAAGCGTCTTTAACAGAATCAATAAACTTAGTTCTCATAAATTTGTCTAATCCAGAATTAGTTTTTGTTGGAGTATATTTTGGTGGGGCCCATGAGTATTGAAGTATCTGACCCATTCTAAATGAATCAGTAAATGCTATTCCGTATTGCCCCACCTTAAAACACTTTGGCTCTCTTCTGGAAATAATTACTCCGCTTTTATCATCTGATGCGGCATGATCGGAAGCCATATATACGGTTCCGTTTTGGGCAATAGCTACTATACAGGTCATGTTTTTAGTATACTATTTTTAAAATTATTTGTCTATTTGGAGCGTATCATCAGCGTCAATATGGACGCCTATGTGCTCTAGTTTAAGCAATGACTCTTCTAGGTCAGATTTTACATGAATTAATTCTTGCAGGGCGTCGTAGTATTTTTGCTTCCACTCATCTAAATCTCTTTCTAGTTTATATAGTTTTATTTGTAAATCTTTGAGTTCAATTAAAAGGCCATCGTGTTGTTTTTCTGCTAATCGAACTAATTCTTTTTTCTTTGCTTGCTTATAATTAAAGAATACGCCTATTAGTCCACTACAAAGTGCGGCAGACAGAGTTATTATTAATTGGGTAAGATTAAACATTATATCTAATTATACCCTAAAAAGTGTTTAAACTAACAGTTCTGCAGCTTTTATGTCTTCTCCAACATATCTTTTCTTAGATATATAATCTTTTACAATTTCGTGTCCGTGTTGTCTACCACACAAAATTATTGTCCATCTAGGTTCAAATTTATTGTTTATGCATGTCTCACACATAAGTAAATTTATTGCAAGCAAGCTGGATCTCTTTAGGTTTAAATTAGCCTTACTTTTATTGCAGCAATAGCATAATACCTTCTCCATTAATTTTCCTCCGTATTATTAATCCCAATTTCATTTGAAATAATGAAATCGCTTGTATCAAAAAGCTCAACAACTTCTTCAAAACCATCGTGGTATCTTATAGAAGACATATATGCCCCCTGTGATACTATTACTCCATATCTTTGCTCAGGAATAATATAAACAATGGATGCAACATCACCCTGCTCTTCCACCTGGTTTCCCCTCCAACTCGACTCGTACCCCATATGATTCTAGGATCCTTTTAACCATTTCGATATAATCTATAACTCTCATTCTCATACTGCCATCGTACTGTGAAAAATTGTTTTCATATAATCTTATTGCTAAAAATTCAGGATACTTTACAATATCCATCTGTAAGTCGTGTGAAGGGCTTTTTAATTCTCTCACTTTTTTTGCCATTTCTTTTGTGTAAAAAACTGGCTTGTTGGCTTCTCCAGTCCATTCGTTAACGCCATACTGGAAATGATTTTTGTCTTTATCTATAAAGTTAGCCATGTAGTCCCTTTATTTTTTTGTTTATTTCTTTTGTCTTATGTGCATTTTTTGATTTATCTGGTGTGCCAGAACTTAGATAAACTCCGCCCCAAACACCGTAATTATCTGACTCTACTCCATATTTATAGCACATGGCAATTACAGGACAAGACATGCATGCCTGATCAATACTTTTTGCTATGTTAATATCCGTTTCGTATGAATCAAAAAATAGGTTGGTGTCCATGCCAAGACATAGTGCTAGGTCTTGCCATTGAAGTAGGTCTTTATCTATTCCTAAATTATTTAAAATTTTTGACATATTGTGTTGGGAGCTTCCATAGCCCATCATCGTTGATTGCAATTTTTTCTGCAATTCCCCACTCATTTTTGAATAGACCGTTTTTATTTGTGAACCCAGAACTATTTTTCTTCCAGATAATTAAAGAGTAATTGTCCCAAAAAGAATGTAAGACTTTAGAATTGGATCTCTTTATAAAAACATCTACGCCTAATTCAGTTAAGTTAAGCAACGAACTTCCTGTCTATTACCCATAATCGGATTTAAACCGACACTCCACGGTTGGAGGCAAACTTTAGGTTTGCTGCGTCTGCCAATTCCGCTATATGGGCATAGTGCTTAGTATTATTATACTTGCCCAAAAGGCCAATGTCAACCCTTTATTTATTTTTTATTTCAATTATTTTAGCAGATCTAATTTCATCATCTACGCCAAAAATATCATTGGCATAGTCTCTAGCATCATCTTCATCAAAGGCTTCTATTTCTGCCTCTATTTCTATTTTAACCCTATATGTATTCATTTATTTAGAGATAGAGTATCCATTTTTAGTTAATAGATCTATAGCTGCCTTTATTTTAGGGTCTATCTTTGCTGGTATCTTTTGTGATGCCTCTGTTTTTGATGCAGGTTTAGTCTCATTTTTTGCTGTACCACCAAACTTTGGGCGACCAAAGCCAACAATTGAAATCATTACACCCTTTTTGTTTTTCTTAAAGGCACGAAGTTTCTTGCAGGTTTCTCCGCCGTTTCTTTGGCTACCTTTTTTGCCGTCTCCTGTTGTATTTCCTTCAATACACCAAACAGTTCCATCACCATTATCTTCAATCACAATTCCTACGTGAGAAATTCTATCGACACCGTCTGATGGGAAATCAAAATAAGCTATGTCTCCTGGTTCTGGATCTGCAATGTCTCCGTCAACCCATGAGCCTGCCTTTTTAAACGCAGCCGCACCGCCTGGAGTATAAACAGTGTTTGGAATTTTAACCCCTGCCTCATTGCCACACCAATTTACAAATGAGCCGCACCAAGGTTGAAAATCTGCTTTAGTAAATTTCCCATATTTTGTTTCATTGTCTTTGGGACCTTCAATATAACCAACTTCTGCTTTAGCAACTTCAATTAAACGTGCTGCTGTATTTTGCTCTGACATCATTTACTACCTTTTTTTACTTTGTGTGGACCTAAGTCCGCTTTAATACTACCGTCTTTTCTTAAACGAACAATTCTGCCATCTTTAATTTGCATTGCATTAAATCCATGATCTTTAAAGTAAGAAGCTGATGACTTATTAGCCATTATTTATTCCAATCAGTATCTACTGGCTGTTCTGCTGGCATTGCTCCGTCTGGCTTTGCTGCTAAACGTGCAGCCGTTGCATCAATTTCTGCCTCAAGTGTTTTGTCTGCTGCAGTATTCTTAGCGTCCATCTCTTTATTTGCTAATTGCGCTGACATTACATCTTTAGCTCCAGATGATCCAATTAATAAGCCAGCAAGTGTTCCCGTGATAAATGTTGCAACGCTTCCGAGAACATTGAAGAACATCTTATCGTTTTCTGATTGACCAGTAACTGGCTGTGTAACAAATATCAACGCATACATGATTCCCGTTGCAGTTATAAATAAAATTGATCCTAGAGTTATTCCTAAAATAAATTTAAGTCTTGCGTCTAAATCTTGTGGTGATAATCTTTCTCTAGCCATTTGCTGGTTCCTTCATCTCTACTAAATCTTCTGGACAAGCTCCGTTAGCCGTACAGATTGGTGGTTTGCACTCTGCGCTTTCCCAATTAACAGGATTTTGACACGGATAACGATAGTGACCGTCATAGCCGCATGCACTTAATGATAGCATTAGTATGCCTGATAAAGCAATAGGGATTAATTTCTTCATAACCCTATTATAGCATTTATTACTCTTTGTCGGATCGCTCTCTTATCCCTATAGTCAAGAACCATAGGGCTACTGAGGCTATAGTTACATATCCTACTACTGTTTTTGCGCTGCCTTCAAGAACTACCCAGGCCACAAAAAATCCCAAGAATGTAAAGTTTTCATTTAAGGCGGCAAAGCCCCATTTCTTTAGCCAGTTCATATTCATATTATACCTTCCTTCTGTATGCTGTGCCAAGAACTATCTGGCCAGCTATTATTGTTACAACTACAATGTCTTCTGCTTTTTCACGTTCTGGAATAGACATATCCGCACCTATGTTAATTAATGCTTTGCCTAGTTCACATTTTTGCTCTTCCGTCAAACCTTCGATTGCCTCGTCTGGATTAAAACAAGTAGCGATTGCATTTGCTAATGCCACTGGGCCTTCTAGCACAAGTAACGCTGAGGCCACTTCTGCTTGAATTACTACGGGGTTACCGCTTGCATCTTCTCTTACCTCTACTGGAATTGTTGGAGGAAGGTCTCTATATTCAAGTCCTGCTGCTTCTATGTTGGCAACAGTTACTGGGGCTCCCTCTGCTGATGAGACTAATACATCTGCAACTAAATCTTTTTCTACTAAAGTAAACTTACCATCTTCGCTTAATGCTTCTGATAAATTGACAACTTCAGCAGTAGTTATTTCCCCGTCTGCAGAAAGCATTTCTGTAATAAACTCTGCTTCTGATTCTGTTAGTCCACCTTCTGATAAAGACTCAGACACTTCAGCGGCAATCTCTGCAGACACTTCTCCACCTTCAGCAATTGCTTCTAATACGGTAGAAATTTCAGATGCATCTAAACTACTATCGCTAATTAAATCAGTAACAACTTCTTGAATATCTTCTACAGAAAGATTTGCACCACTTTCTGATATTTCTTCAATAGATACTTCGCTTTCTTCAAATACGATTTCTGCCTCTTCTGCAGGAGTATCTACTGGTTCTGTGTCTACAGGTTCTGTGTCTACTGGTTCTGTGTCTACTGGTTCTGTGTCTACAGGCTCTGTATCAACTGGTTCTGTGTCAACAGGCTCTGTATCAACTGGCTCTGTATCTACGGGTTCTGTATCTACAGGGGTTGTGTCAACAGGCTCTGTATCTACAGGGGTTGTGTCTATTGGAGTTGTATCTATTGGTGAACTATTGCCACCAGTAGTTAAATTGGAACCTTGTGGTGCGGGTACAGAAATAACAGTCTCGGTATATTGACTTACAGGTCCAGACCAGTTAGCAACTCTAACTGTATAAGTAGCGCCTTCTGTCAAACCAGTTAATTGAATAGATGCAGGAGCACCATCTGTATTTAAGGTTTGTCCTTCATACGGATTTTCTGCATCTGGATCATCTGTTACTACTTGATAAAACCAAGTGTTTGCTGTGTATCCTGCTGGTAACTCAGGTGTAATAGTTGCGGTAGTTCCTGCAACAATTGGAGTTAAAATTATTGGGGCAGGAGTTGGAATGTTGTTATTGATAGCAGATGTTAATTGCCCTGCTTTGGTGTTTAATGTTGATTCAAGAGATGTCTTTGTTGATACCGCTGAGTTTACGGTATTGGTTAAAGATGTTGTGTTAATTGCATTTATATTAGAAGTATTTGTAGTGTTTTGAGCAACTACTGGAGTAAGGCTTGAGTTTAATTGTGCAATGGTTGCATTTGCTGAATCTACTGCTGCCTGAACTGTTTCTGTGTTTGGATCTACATAAGGGGTAAATGCCGCACCTTGACTTATTTGTCCAGCAAAACCTGCTCCAACATTAGTATCTGTAATTGCAGTTACTGCTCCACCAGTTGTTTCTCTATAATTAAATCTTGCTTGATCTGGTATTGGTCCATTAGCAGTTAAATCTGCTATCCATGCCCCATTATTAGGATTAACATCAGCATTAAATCTTATTTGAACCATTTGTGTTGAAGCATCTTGTTGTGGAAATGGACGAAGGTCCCAAGCAATATCTAAACTTGTTCCAGTAGTTGCATAAGTAATACCTGTTCCTGTACTCCAAGTTGTCCAGTCCCATCCTGCTATAGAAATAGAAGGAGCGTTAGGTGTGCTCCAATAGTTACTGCCTTCATTTACACCAAATGTAACTGTTGCATTAGATCCGACATACACATTGTTATAAACAGTGCCACCCATTTGCATGCCGAATGGAAGATTCATTTGAACACCAGCATCGTCTACTCCAGCAAGCACATTTGTACTAGTTCCTATAGTTGCTTGTAAATTATTAACTGCTGTTTGAGCAGCATCAATGGCAAGGTTTGCTTGGGTTAGTTCGGTTTGAGCAGTTGCCTGTGCTGTAGAGGCTTCTGTTTTTGCTGCAACGGCTTCAGATATTGCTGTCTGAGCTTCTGTTATTTGTGTTGTTATATTATTTATAGCAGTGGTTGCAGTAGTTACTGTAGCCTTTGCATCTTGAACTACCTGAGAACTTTGATCTATTGGGGTAACAGATAAATCAACACTACTAATAGTATTAATAGCAGTTTGAACGTTTGTGATTTCTGAATTGGCCACAGATATTTTTGAGGCTACTTCTGCTGTGACACCTTGGGCTTGAGAGTATTCAGTTTGTGCCTGTGTTATCTCTACTATGGCATTGTTTGTGGCTGTAGTGGCTTGTCCAACCTCTGTGGTTGCGGTAGTAATAGCGTCATTAACTGCTTGTTGAGCTGGACTAACAACAACTTGTTCTTGTCCGCCATTATCTGTAGCCCACGCATAACTTGGCCCAATAAAAAATAGCCAACCTGTAACAAAAAGGCTAGCTAAAAAATATTTTAACTTTCTAGTCAATTAGGATCCCCTAAGTAATGCAATACTTTTGCTTACTTAGTAATTATAGCAGAGTTTTAGTTTAAATTACTTAGGGTTATCTGTTTTGTAAAAACCATTTCCTTTAAACTTTATGCCAAAAGGACTAAAATGTCTAATCATTTTTGAATTGCATTCTTGACACAAATAACCTGGATCATCTTCTGATATAGATCTTGTTACTGCAAGAAATTTATGTGCATCATCTTGGTTACACTTATACTCGTATACTGGCATTACTTTCTACCCCACTTAACTTTATTCCACCCACGCTCATGAAAATAATAAAGGATAGTTTTTGTAAATACCTCAAAGCTTGCAATTGCCCCTGCTGTAACTGGTTCTTTAGTTATGACCCAAGATATAACAAATGTGTCTGCTGTGCCAATAACACGCCACGTAATAGCTTTTAATGCTGACCTTTGTTTACTTACATTCATGATGGCCACTCAATATTATTATCCCTTGTTACAAAGCCCCAAATTTTAGAGGCCCATTTCTTTACGTTTTTGCGTAGCCGATATAGCATGAATGTCTGCCCCCAAATCTACTTGTTCAATTTTATATCCTACATCACGACCATATACAATGTTAGTGATATTAGGAAGTCTTAATACCAATGCGCCATCCATAAATTCATCCTTAGCAATATATTCCTTTACCTGATCAAACTTCAAAGGATCTTTTTCGCTTGTATTATATGTATTACGTACTCCAAGAAGGACCTGCTCTGTTCTTTTACCCGCCTCTTTATATAGCGCATGATGTCCTTCGTGCCACGGTTGATAGCGACCAAGCATCAAAGTTGTTGGCGCCGACCAGTCGTGCAACTTAAACTCTTCAATTATTACTGAAGCCTTTTCATTTGGATCCAGCGCATGATTCATAAACATCCAACTAAATTTTGTTGGTTTCTCAAACATTTTATTTGTATCTTCGAAGCGGCCTTCTTCAATTGTATCCATAAAGATAAGAATATCTGGTGTTCCAAATGCTGCACGAGTTAGCTCTGTTGGACACACAAAATCTACAATTACTGGAGCTACGCCCTGCTTTGATATTAGTCTAGCCATCTCTCCCATACGACGAGCCTGCTCAAGTCTATCTTCTGGAGTAAATCCTAGGTCTGAATTAACGGTTGCCCTTACTTCATCTGCGTTAAGATGAATAGCGTTAATTCTTTCCTTTAATGCTTTTGCTAACTCCGTCTTTCCAGAACCTGGTAGCCCAATAATTTGAATAATCATATCAATCTCTCTGTTAGAGGGCAGTTTTTGGACATACCCAGGTCTCACTTTTATTTAATTTTTAGAATTTTAGGCTGTTTCTCTTTAGGTAGATTTCTAATCATACGGATATTAAGCATTCCGTCTTTTAGCTCTACATTTGAAACTTCCATGTATTCACTTAATTCAAAGATTCTTGTGAACTTACGTGCAGCAATTCCTTTATGAACTACCTCTGCATCTGTTACCTCTGTAATTTCACCTGTAATCCAAAGACTTCCGTCTTCAATTGATACAGTTAAATCTTCTCTTGTGAATCCAGCAACTGCCAGCGTAAGCTGATAGTTATCTTCGTCCAGCTTTAGCAAATCATAAGGCGGGAATGCTGTATTGTTTACTTTACTTAAGTTATTAAAACGTTCCAACTCTCGGTTGAAACCAATAAAAAATGGATCCTTAAACAGATCCATTGCAAATTGTGTTACCATTTTGTGCTCCTTTTAAGCGAGTTAAATTAGTACCCCCATTTGGCAGGTACTAATGTATTATATCATTACCTTTGAAATTATGCTAGTCAATATCTTATCATAATACTTAGGGGTCAAATGATCATTGTATGCCATATTTATTGGTTTTTTAAATTGCATGTCTGGCTCTATCCATTCAGCATTAAGAATTTCAGAAATATTAATTGGTTCATCTAAACCAGAGGATATGCACTTGCTCTTTAGTTTTTCAGTAAATTCTAAATGATAGGAATATCTATCTTCAAACTGTATTTCTGGGTCACTTGAGAAGACTGACCATTTTGTTGTTGCTACAACTAAAAATTGTGGCATAGGGTTTATAAATACTATTTTAGACTTTTTAAACTTTTTAATAGTTTTTTCTACATACGCATCAACAACTTGTTCGGTGTTTTTATAATTATTTAGATTGGTTTGAGGAAGCCAGTTTTTTATATCTATATATCCGTACCATGGCATAACAACACTATCTTTACTGTCCCATTGAGAAGTATAATCATAAAAATCATAATCTATATTTAATGCAGATCTTCCTGGTGTGCTTGCTATGCTAATACTTTTGTCTTCAGATTCTATAGATGCTAGGCTATAGGAAATTACATGAAAATCGTTATTGCCATTTGCATCTATATGATCAACAACTTCCTCGCATATGTTAAAATTTCTGCGAGTATAATCCTTTGGATTCACATTTATAAACTTTTCGCTTGGCGCATATTTTTTATACATATTGTCAAATAGTACCTTAGACATTTTGCCAGCGTGTGAATCTCCTGTTATATATAAGGACTTCATGTTATTTTTTAGATTTAGACCTGGCTTTAGATAATGCCTCGAAGTCTTTAACCTTAGTGTCTCCTAGATACCCCCAGGCATATCCGTCGTTAATCATTTTTTGATTTATTGAAATTTCTGATCCATCTAAAAATACCCACCCAAGAATTCTTCCGTATTTTTCAGATGAGTCCATTTTTTCTGTTTTAATTACAACGGTTTTAGATGCATCAATTGCTTTTTTTAAGTACTCTTTAGACTCAAGGCCTAAAGCTTTTTCTATTTTATCTGTAGTACGACTTTCGGGGGTATCAATTCCAGCTAATCTAACTCTTGAGCTAAAGGAAATGTCAAAGCCAAGGTCTATGTCCACATCAATAGTATCTCCATCAACAACCTTGCTTACTTTTTTTACATAATATTCAAACATGTTTTACTCCACGGGATTTTCATATAGATATGCAGAAGTTACAAATCTTTCACCTGAAATAAGAGTTTTAACACCATGCTCTAAATTACTAGGGAATATTAATACCGAAGCCGTTTCTGGCTTTACAATTAAATTTAAATCAGGAAATTCTAATTCGCCGCCATCAAAATTTTCGTTAAACCATAGAAGTGCTGTAAACGCTGGCTCAAGACCAACTCCACCATCATTATGTGCAAACATAAATGACCCTTCTGTATATTTACGCACAACCATATTTTTTTGATCTACCCAAGTACGTTCTGGCATCCAATTTATATCTATATTATTCTCAATTGGCGATGTAATATTTAAAGAAAGCCTTTCTTTATTTTTTTCAACATAATCTTCAAATACATTTTTAAATATAGCCATGACGTCATAATAATGACTCATATTTGGCCAAACAATCACAGCGGCGCCTTTAATTCCACTATGGCATTCTGTACCATCTGGATTTAAACCATTTGTATATTCAAACCAATTGTTTTGTTCTTGTATTTTTTTTAACAATATAGAGATATTTTCATCTACATTTTTATAATACCAGATATCCTCCGTCAGCCTAACGTGTTCCATTTTTCTCCTTTAAAATAAAGAGCAGTTTTTAAAAAGTCATGCTCAGGACTATGTCAGATATTTAACGTCGCTGTCTCCTCCGACAAATCTGCGACTCCCCGATGAAGGGGTGCAGAATACTATTATACTACTAAACCCTACTACCAGACTCTCTAGCAGAAGATGGGGAAACCTCTATATACTCCAAATTACTTTGAAATTCTTTTATATTAGGCGCACCTGAATATGTAAATGCGCTTCTTATATTATTCAATATATTGTATATGCCTTCTAATGCTGGGCCTTTAGGATTTACTTCACCAGTAACCCCTTCAAAGCTTATTATAGGATTTTTTACATCCTCTATCCCTTTTTCTTTTAATATATATTCCCTTGATGCCAATCCACTAAGATAATATTTCCCGTCTATGGATTCGCATTCGTTATGTCCAGCAAGCATCGATCCTAGCATAACAGCACTTGCACCAGCACCCAAAGCCTTTACTATATCGCCAGAATTTTTAATACCGCCATCTGCAACTATTCCATTTACATAATCATTTTTTACATGTTCATAAATATTCATTATAGAGGCTAGCGTTGGCGCCCCAAAGCCCGTTACAAGCCTTGTAGTGCAGGCTGCGCCTCCTCCTATTCCTACACGTACAGAATCAGCTCCAGCATCCATTAGCATTTTGTATGCACCGTACGACGCTACATTTCCACACATTATATGTGTGCTAGATGGCACCATTGATCTTAAATCAGATACACAATCTGCTGCTAACTTTAAATGTCCATTTGCAACATCTAATAAAATAATCTTAATTCCTTTAGAAACAATTATATCTATTGTTTTGCAGTCATAAATATCTGCAGTAGTTATTGTTATTCCAATTGTATTTTTGTTTATATCACAGGATTTTTTTAACTTTATGTCTAAATTTTCTGACCTACATGTCATTCCAATTGATCCAGATTTATTAAGTGCATAAAGCATTTCATAAGAAGATATGGAATCCATTGGAGCAGAAATAATAGGGCCATTAAGATTTAATATTGCATCTGGATTGTTTGGGTTGCCAATTTTTGTGGTCAGATCTATGTGCGATCTGCTTATTACTGGAGATGAATCATGAGGAATCAATAATATGTCGTCAAAACATAAACCATTAATTGAAGTATTTTTTTTCATTGCTGGGCCTTTACTTTAATATTTTTACAGCTACTGCGTGTTCTGAATAAGCTATATACTTATAGTTTATTGAATTTTGTAAAACAAATTCTTGAAAAGCTTTATATTCGTGATTTCTCCAATTTGGATAACCAAAGTACTCATCGAATATAATTATTGTGTTTTCCCGAATTAAGTCATTTAAATTGCTTAATGCGTCAATGGTTGGGTCATACATGTCTGAGTCCATGTGAATTAAATCTATTCCTTCTTTAAAATTATTGTTTTTAAAAAATTCTGGGACAGTATCTTTGTATAAGCCATTGTAAATAGTAACATTTTTTTTAACCGATGGACTTTTTCCATTTAAATTAAACATACCTTTAGCCAAATTCCAGCCAGACCAATCTTTGTCAAGTCCTAGGAAAGAATCGAAACCAAACACGGAAGCTTTAGGTAACTCCTTTGCAAAATAATTAATTGAATTACCAGACCAAACTCCAAATTCTACTACAACCGCTTCGCTTTTGTTTTTTATTAAATTACAACAATATTTTCTTAAGTGTTCTCTATTCGAAAACATCATTGCTTCTTGCATTTTTTCTATAGCATAATTCGCCGAGTCTTTAGCTGCATGATGCAGTATTTGATACATTACTCCAGGGAAATTTTGTATCCCAAATTCATCTGCAGCTACAATATCTCTTTGAAATTCCATAGAATATTACGTTAGTCCTTTAATGATTTCCATGGATTTGGCGGCAACTTAAGGCTTGATTCTAAGAACCAATTCCATTCCATATGTTTTTTAGTTGCTAAATTTAAATGTTCAAGCAATGAGAATTGTTTTTGTATCATAGCAAGTTCTGATAAAACCTTTAACTCTTCAATGACTTTTTTATTAATTGGAACCAAATGCGTTGCCATTTCAACCCCACAGTACGTATCTGGCTTCACATTGCCAAGAGTTTGGTGATATGAAAATTCTTCTAATGTATATGGTGCTTCCGCTCCAAGCCTTCTTAACCATAATGATGTTTCCATCAAAATTTCGTCGGCAGTGAGATACATTTCTTTGTAGACAATTTGTGATTGTCTCATCAGTACAGATTCTGTATTAAGATAAAAACCTTTTACCAAATTCATAAATACTACAGAATTAGATTGGAATGATTGTAAAGATTTAATTAATTGTTTCATAATATCAGTATACCATTTTCTGTTATAAAATTGCTAGTGTTAGCAAATTTGGAGCCCCCCGTCAGGATTGAACTGACGACCTACGCATTACAAGTGCGTTGCTCTACCACTGAGCTAGAGAGGCTTTTGTGCGACAGGTAGGACTCGAACCTACGATTACCGAATTATGAGTTCGGGGCTTTAACCAACTAAGCTACTGGCGCCTTAATTCAATTGTACTATATTAATGCTGGCTGTCAATAACAGACTCTACTATTTGCTGTACATATTCAGAAAAATGTTTTCTTATATTGCCAGCTGGCCTCGAACCGTATGACTCCCATATTCTTTTATATTCAATTACATTATCGTATGTTGTTGGACATAAAATAACTTTATTATATTTTTTTAGTGTTGTAGGAAGTGGTACGTGCTTTGTGCAACATTTACACTCCTTGGCTCTTTCTTGGTACTCGCTCATATTATCTCCATATTTTCTATTGATCTTGCTAAACTTTCAGGCATCCTTGGTGCCCTAATCATGTTGTATACGTTTTCAACTTCGCCATCACTGACTCCAAAGTCATTGTCGTAACTCATAGAATCATAGTCATGAATTTTTATTTCTTCGTCTCTACGCATTCTAGTTCTACTAATTGAATTATATACTGCTCCGCATACAGCATCTGCCAAATCCTTTGATCCTTTTCTTGGGTGGTCAACTTTATCTCTCATAATTCTTAATTGAAGTAATTCGTCTATTAGTAGTGGTATATGTGGGCCAGATAATCTTTCTTCTAAAACAACCATTGCCATATCGTCATAGTGTTTTTTAGATACTGAAAGAATTTCGGTATTAATACCGTATTTTTTTAATTGTTGCATCATGTCGTGGGAATTCCATCTATCAAATGTGCAAGTTTTTATATTAAACCCTCTTGTTCTTAAAGACAATATGTAGTCTTTTACTTCTGTAAAATCTACTGATTTGTCTGGAGTTGGAGTCCAAAATCTAACCGCATCAATGTTTACAATTGGAGCTGGTTGGGAGTATGTATCTGTTACCTTTATGTCAACCCATTTACTTACATGGCCCATTGCAACCGCACAATGATCGTGCTTTTGAGCTAAGTCTACGTGTATAAAATAATCTTTTTCTAGGTCTGGCTTAAACCAATCTTCAAGTCTTCCAAATTTATCTACGGCTAGACCTGCTTGGTTAAAAGCCTTTTCAATTTTTTCTCTAGATTTAAAAAATGCATCTACGGCGTCTGATGGCATACAGGCAAATCTGCCAAGTGCATCTGGTGCATTTTTATGAAAAGCAACAGTAAAGTCTGTTATTTTTTTTGTTGGATTTACTTCCCATGTTGGTCTTTTGAGTGCAAATACTCTGGGGTAAACATAAGAAACTATATGATCTTCCTCCCAGGCTACCTCAAACTCATTGCCTTCTGTGCCGTTTGGCAAGTCTTGATCTAATTTTAATATCTCTGTCCTAACAATTGTTTCTTTTTCCGCTATGACTGATTCATAAAATTTTTGTATTGGATCATTTTTAAATCTAGGAAAAGAAAGCAGGATCACCTTGCCCACATCTGGAAAACGTGAGTCAACTGATGCTCTATACATGTCATATATTGCATCGGCTGTTTTAGCCTGATCATGACCGCTAGTATTTTCTGTTGCAAATCCAGATATTTCGTCTAGAATTACTACCATAACGTTATATCCTTCCCAGGCTTCTCTTTCTGAGTGTCCAGAATGAACTGTTATAGATTTATCAAATTTAATTTCTGAAGCTTTGTCTGTATATTTACCAGCAAACCAAGGAGAGTTTTCAATTCTCATTTTAAATCCTTTAAAAAAAACATTATTAGCCTGCTGTGCGTTAATAGCAATATTTAATATGTCTATGGCATCTTTTGGCGGCTTTCCATAATATGCCGCTGGATCTTTAAGACACAATAACAAATAAACAATGTAAGCTACAGAAATTGTTGACGAGTAATCTTTTCCAGAGCCTTTACCCAACTGAGCAATAACCTCAACACATGTTTGATTAAACACATGTTTGCCTAATTCTTCTCCATAAAGCTTAATGAGAGTAGACTCTTTGTATATTTGAGAACTTTTTTCAATAAGCGTATATTGATTTTCTGAAAGTGGTGGTAGTCCCAAGTAATCTGGGCTTGTTACAAAAGTCCGTAGGTCTACTGGCTTTTGCTCAAACTCGTCTCCATCTAATATGTCTATGAACTCTGAAAAATCAAATGACATTTAAGCCTCTTGAGATATTATAATAGGCTCTACGATTCCAGTAATCTGAGACAATCTTTTAGCAACTTCTACCTTACAGTGATTGCAGCTAGATGTAACTTCTTTTAATATGCCAACTAGCATATCTTGCTTTTTTTCATTTTCTAATATTTGCGATGCAATTTCATTATTTTCAAGAACTCCTACTGACTGCAACATTGCAATTCTTTTGCCTTCTATGTCTGCAATTAGTTTTAATGTTCCAGACTTTACGTTAAGTTGGCCTTGAGTGTCTGCATCCTCTACTGTTTTCCATGCCTCTTTAATTAATATATCATAGTGTTGGTCTGCTCCAAGAAGGGCTTCTCTAGCACGTTCTCTAACATTAGTATCATTGTGGACCACAGACTTCCACTCATCAATATACTCTAAAACATCTTTTCTGTTCATACCAGTTATGGTGGCAATTTGTGTAGCTGAATTACCCTTTAACAACTCTGAAACAACTTTATTCATTTTGTCAAAGTGGATGGATGGCTCTATTTCTGTCATTAAATGATTATACTTCTAGTCAACCAAAATGTCAATTAACGCCTAGGTTTTATACCAAATTTTTCTATATATCTCTGTATAGTCATGGCTGATACACCACATTCCCTAGATATTTCTACAATAGTCTTTTTCTGAATATTATATCTATTATAAAGCCAGTCTTTATTTTGATAGAGCTTCATCGTTGCGTCAAGACTTTATTGGCGTAATGTGCAATTCCAAATGAATCTGCTACATCAAAATCTGATACTGACAGGCTGTACTTATTATTAAAGTAATCCGCCGTTCTTTGCTTTCTCATATTCCTTAATTGATTTTTATACCATGATTCTGCATATCCTGGATTAGATAATCTTATTGCCGATTTTTCTTCTTTAGTAGGATTCTTATTACCAATATAGGCTTGCCATGAAGTTGGAGCAATTGTTATAACCTTAGCTCCAGTTGACATAAGCTCTGCAATAACAACCCCGTACACATAAGATAGTTTTATAACAGCATCTGCTGATCTAACTAAAACTGCTCCTTCAACTGCGATATAATCTGCTTGCAATTCATCTAACATTACACTCATCTTAATTTTTGCATCGTAAATTTTTTCATAAATATCATTTCCAGATAGGTTAATTTTGCCCCACTTTAATGGCACGTCATTTTCCATAAGGCAAAAAGCTATTGAGTTTGTAGATGCATCAATACCAAGCACTTTAGATGCTTTAGTCTTTACTAAACTAGCCAATGTCATCTATTATACCCATTAAATATTTTTTATCTTTAAAGCGTTTAGATTTTATGCATTTCGAGCAATACATTTCTGTATTGTATCTGCTTAAAAATCCTGGACATCCCTTGCATTTTCTTGGAGCGCCATTCTTAATAGCTTTTTTTTCGTAATATTTTTGCATAATTCTTTTATTGGTTGCAACTCTGCAGCATTCGTCAGAACAATACTTTTGATTATGTGTCTTAGGGTTAAAATCTTTAGCACATTCAATACTAAAACATTTCATTGTTTAGCAACTCTCATTAAATCAATTTCAACTGTTCCAGGATTAGATCCTTTTGCCCAGCATTCTTTTTTTACTGGACAATATGTGCAAGGAAGCTTATATTTGGTTGCGCCTTCAGGACGTTTTGGCAAATCTCCTTCTTTAAAATTATCCCAAACATCTCTCATCCATTGAAATGCATCCTCAATTATTTTCTTGTTTTTATCATTCATAGAAATTGGGATTATTAATATCTCTTGAGTATTCTTATTTTCATACAAGAAGAAACCTTCTTTGGCATTCTTTAGCTTCATATATGTTAGTAGCTGAAGCATATGATTAGGAGAAGATTTCATTTCAGCTTGCCTTGTATCCCAAACTTCTTGCTTGGCTGTTTTGATTTCACCGATAACCGTCTCGCCATCATACTCCATAATTAAATCTATAAAGCCTCTAATAGGGGGATACTCATTTACGATCTCTTCTTCTTCCGCTTTCCACTCAGGCATAGTTTTAATAAGATTCTGTAGTCTTTCGTGAGCCTGTGTGCCCTGAGCCATATTTGCCACCGCAACAGCATCATTTTCATCAATAAAAACAGCACCAGTAAATGCCATATACCAGTATCTTGGACATGTACCATGCCCGTAACCTAGTAAACTTGGGCTAAAAGATTTTTTTGTGGTGTCTCCATCTGGGCGTTTTGTATTTCTATAAGATTCATCAAGAAGTTGAGCAAACTTTTCTGGGTCAAAAAAATTACCAGCATGTTTTTTAAATTTAAGGTTTTTTACAATATCTCTAGCCACTTATGAGTTATACCTAACTACGTATTTAAGTGCATCTACAAGTTTGTCTATGGACTCTTTTACTGAATAGTAAATATTTTTCTTGTTGTTGTTTACTGTGCCAGCTTTGTCTTTAGCAATTGTTGAATATACTGAAGCAAGTACCGCAAATTTAGTAGACATGGCCTGAAGCTCCATAATTAAATGCGGGGCTTTTGCAGAAGGAACATCGGGATTCATCAAAAGCTTTACAACAATAGCCAGAGCCTTGTCTAAGTGCTCGTCCTGCATAAATTCATGCAGATCATTAAACTCAGTTATATTGCTAATGAGTTCAAGTGTATTCTTATCCTCTGTCATTTTTAATCCTCTTATCTAATTTGTCTATAAATAAACCTAATGGGTAGCCAACTAAAAATCCTATTGCTATACCGCTAAGCAAAAACATTTCCATTACTTATTGTCCTTTTCATAGTTTACGTTTAGCTTTATTTTATCTACTTCATGTTTTCCTATTGTTTTGCCTGTATGATCAATTCCCCTTTTATACATCCTGGGCCTAATACCTTCAGAATTTTTTTCTTTTAAATAACTCATGTATTCTTCACTATCTTGAATTTTTTCAAATGGCCACTTAGAATTTTTAATATTAAAGCTTGAGCCCTGTATCGATCCAATTGATATTGGAAGTACGCATGCTATATTTGTTCCAGCTGGCACAAAATATTCTTTATTGGGAGTATCAAGTTTCCAAACAATAGTAAATGTACCAGTAAATACTGATGTAGACAATATTGTACTTAAAACTTGTGCTCCGTCCAGATACTCATTTGGAACTGGCATTGTGAGCATACTAGTATTTTCATCGGTTTTAAATATTAAATTGGTGGTAAAACTTACTGTTCCCTCTCCTCTACCGACCCAAATATTTTCTTTACCAATAATGCCAACTGCTCCGTCGTGTTTAGAGCCATCCCAAATAAAAGATATGTCGTGTTCAAAATAAATACCGTATCCTAAAGTATTTGCCATTGCTATTGGATGGCAATTATAAACATATGAATGCATCCACTCTCTTTGAAGCTCTAGTGGTCTAATTTTTGCTGTTGGGAAAGATGTGTCATCTATATAAACATCTACGTTATGCATTATTATCCTCCCAGCATTTAATTAATTCTTCTAAAATTGCCCACTCTATTATACCAAGTCGGACTTTGCTTTCTTTACCTATAATGATTTTTAAGGCTGGGTGCATATCTCTATTTACTTTAAATGTATCTGTACAGATCTTAGACCATACTTCTTTATTCAATGTAAATGTAGATCCCGCCTCCTTATAATCAACTAAAAATTGATTCCACTGAGCATCACCTTTTTGGTAATCTCCTCGCCCGCTATTTTTTTGTGCTTTAGCACTATCTCTTTTTACTTCGGCTCTTTCAGACATTTACTAGCCTTTAACTTCTATAAGGTTAGATGGGATAGACAGCTTTATGGTTTGTAAATCTTTTTCTACATAAGATTCTTCTGTATTAACATTATTTAAATTGTCTTGTCCAAGTGTTATGTCGTATTGTTTTTTCCACTCGATTTCGTCTTTAACATCAGAATCAATAAACGCTCTTAAAAAATACCTATCTGATTTACTAAATGGTTTTACTCCGTGATAAAATGGTTCTGTTGACGGCATTATAACGGCATCTCCAGGCATAGGCTTATACATGTATGTGTTATTTGATATAGAATCGTATACACAAATTTCCCCTCCGTCATAATTATTATTTAAATAAAAATTAACAGTAGCAACGTGCCTCTTTGTTTTTGTTTCCCCAGGTACTGGCAATTCGTCTACATGGTATTCCATGATTAATCCAGAAGGGTTTACCTTTCCTTGAAAACCTACGTCATATCTAAAAAAATCAATCCAGTATTTTTTATCTGTATCTTTTAGCAATTCCCAATCTTTTATAAATGAAGGCCATATTCCATTTTCTTTTCCAAACTCATTAAGATAGTCTTCTCTAATGAAATTCATACACTTATTTATTTCTAATATATATTGTTTTTCTAAATTAAGAAATGTATCAGTTCCAGGGTCTATAGTATTTAAAAGACTAAAGTCTGCGTCTCTTCTAAATCCTTGACCATACCAGACTCTCCATTCATTAAAGAAAGAAATTTCTCTACTGTCCTGCAACAAATCAATTATTTCTTTGCTGTTTTTAAATATGTTTTTATATATTACAATTTGTGGAGCCACTACAATTTTTTTTATAGAGCTGAAGTCCGTATTCAATCTACCCCACCCTAACTTCGTTTTTATGTCCATCAGGACATTCCCATGCAAGGACCATAGAATCTGAATCCCAAAAAGATTCTTCTGCATTCTTATCGCATTTAGAACATGGCTTTACTCCATTAATAGACTCTAAGTTTTGTTTAACAACTACCTGTGGTTTATTAATAAACTCGTTAAGATTTGGCATTAATTTCCTCAATCAAGGCGCCAGCAACTTTTGGGTTATCTCTAAGGTATGCTATTGCTTTAGCTCTTCCCTGAAAACGCTCTTTATTAATTGTGTACCATGCTCCGCCTTTTTCTACTAAACCGTACATTTCTGCAACATCTAGCGTTTCACCAATACGATCAACTCCTAAAGAATCTCCTTGGTAGTAAAAATCGTATTGTCCTGAAAGGTTAGGGGGGCCGAGCTTGTTGTAATCAATAATCCAATTGACTGGTCTCCCGACACGCTGTTCAATAATTTTGTCCCCGACTTGAACGCCAGCTTTGATAGCATTAGCTTCAGCTTCTGAAGACCAGAGTTTGATAACGGTACTAGAGAAAAATTTAACTGCCATTCCTCCTGTTGGGATGTGTGAAGCATGCATTGACCCAAACTGATTTCTTTGTTGGGAGATAAGAACAAGTAGTGTGTTTTTGTTTGCATAATTTAACATTTTGACTGCGTGAGTCATATCCTTTGCTTCTGCGCCGATTTGCTTTGTGTCTTGCAAATCTTTCATTTCATTTCCATCTTTTTCAAAATATATACCAGGAAGCAAGGCAGAGATAGAGTCTACAACAATTACATCTACGCCAGCCTCCATTAGCTTTACACCAACGTCTACCATGTCATTTACTGTTTTAGCTTGAGAATAAATAAGGGAAGACGAATCTACTCCCAGCTGCTCTGCCCAAGATTGGTCATAAGATGCTTCTGAATCAATCCATGCACAAGTTTTGCCTTCTTGTTGCGCTAGCGCTATCATTTGTAAACAAAAAGAAGATTTGCCAGCAGACTTATTACCCCAAACTAATATTTGTCTTCCATATCCCAAGCCACCTTTTAAAGCAACATTTAATCCTATGCTAGGAGTCAATTGTTTATGAACTTGAACATTTTGTGCAGACTGGACTCTTGCACGTGTTTTTGGGTCTAACTTTGACATTATATCTTCTAGGGAAATAGTCATTTATATTCTTTCTTCTCTCTACTAGTATACCATTTAAATCAGGGTCTGTGAAGCCCGATAGAATTAATCTTTTTGCTTAAGCTTAAATGTAAATGTCTGATCATCTTCATTATAATCTACTTGTAACTCTTTGTCTTCATTAGCTGCCTTTAAAAATTTTTCAACTGGTAAAGAAAGTTCTCCAAGGCTTTCAATTGCGGCAACAAGTATTTTAGTAATGTTTAGTTGTGCATAAACATCTTCTATTTTTATATCACTCATTTTATTTCCTTTACATTCATAGTTCCATCGTCTAGTTTTGATAGAACAACCCTACATTTCATTCCCTCACGCATTTTTGCAAGGGTCATTTTATACATAGTTGGAAAAGCAATTGCTCTTGTCAACTCTTTATTTCTATTTGACAACACTATGTGGCTCATAGTTTTGCCTGCCTTTGTTACATATGGGGTAAAGTTTACAACTATATATTCGTCTTCTTCTAAGTCATATTCTTTACGATATAGGTAATCTACAAACATATCGTTTGATGAGGGGTCTATATCTGAAATCTTTATGTATCTTGCAATTCTATTATCGCCAACAAGAATAAAGTACATCTGGCCTACTTCAATTTGTGTTTGCTCATTATGAAAGAGCCCTATTGAACCAGTCTCATCTACAATCTCTACTCTTGCCCAACCTGTTCCACGTTTAATTCCCTTTACCATTCCAAACATAACAAACGATCCTAGGTCATCAAACTCTTCAATTGGTCTAGCCTGAGCTTTAACTCTTGGGGGAATACCTTCTAAATTAAATGTTGGTATACCCAGATACTCATAATAATTATCTTTTTCATTTCCACTTCTAGGATTATCTTTAAACGCTGCAGCACCAATTGCATTAAGTGAACTAATTGCTCTACTATTTATACCGCTTCCTTTAGCAGAAGAAATAGAAATAAAATGATTGTAGTCAATATAAGGTCTACTGTCAATAATTTTATTTGCGATGTTATCAGATATAAATTTAACTTCAGATAATCCAAATCGAATTGCATTTTCTTGAAGTGAAAAATCAAGACCTGATTCATTAATGTGAGGCAGCAGTACCTTTAATCCTAAGCGTTTAGCCTCAATTAAATATTCCGTCCTAGCATCTTTATCACTTTCGTTTTTAAGAATTGAAAACATGAACTCAAGCGGATAATAAAACTTAAGCCAAGCAGTATAATAACTAAGCATAGAGTAAGCAACGGCATGAGAACGATTAAAAGAATAACCAGCATGCGCTTCAAAATCGTGCCAGAGCGCCTCTGCCTTTTTCTTAGTAATGTGTTTTGAAGCCCCAATAACAAACCTATCTTTGAACTGGTCAAATTCTTTTGCATCTTTTTTCTTTCCAATAATCTTGCGGACCTTATCAGCCTCTGCCCAAGTCATACCGCCCAAGTGTACGCATGCCTGCATAACTTGTTCTTGATATATGATA